CTGAGAGCAAGCCAAGGCTGAGAGCAAGCCAAGGCTGAGAGCAAGCCAAGGCTGAGAGCAAGCCAAGGCTGAGAGCAAGCCAAGGCTGAGAGCAAGCCAAGGCTGAGAGCAAGCCAAGGCTGAGAGCGTCAAGAGCAAATTTTCCAATGTCGCAATTCTCACCATTGTCGCCGTAGTGCAACTATCGTGCCAAATGTTTTGGCATGGTATTTGCTCAGGTGGGTTTGTGGTGTGAATTTTAACATTAGTTATACCCCCCGGTGGGGTTTTATCTTCCCCCCAAAGTAGGTACTTACCCCCCATTTGGGGCCGGGGTGGTTTAGACTCCGCTCCGCAAAAATATCTCACGGTCTTTCCCAATCCACACAGGTAAGACCCCATTCGCCACAAAATCGCCCTCATTAGACTCTCTAAGAGCCAAATTTAGACACATGTAAGTTATATAGGTATAGGTAGAGCTAAAATGTATATTTTCTTGTTGTTAAAGTGCCCTAAACTAGCTATAATAACACTATACCGCACACTTTAGTGTATAATGTATTACCCTAATCACTTAACTCATAAGGAATTACTATGAAAGAGCAAGTAGAATGCAGACTACACACAAAGGCAAGCGAAGAGCTACAGGTAGCAGTAGCCAAGGAAATTAACACACCGGACAGGCCATTAAGCGAGCTTTTGCATGATAAAGAACCATCAAACGACGATAGGGATTCTGGAAAAGGGAGTTCAGGAGCGGAATAGCACACGCATCCAGTTACTTGGCCCCGAAGCACTCCTAGAAGAAACAAAATTCAAGAGACTCAACACTGATGATGCGAATACTATCGCGGAAACTCATGAAGTTGAGTCATATTTGTTCTATACAGTTGAAAGACACACGGAAACGGAAATTGTTTCGGTAGAAAGAGGGGTGGGCAAACTAGAAAAAGAAGGAAAAGCCCACTTTATCAATAGATTACTACCGATATCAAGAGGAAAGACAGCGGAAAACCTGTTACCCTCTGCACAAATATCAGATTTCGAGGAAACTCGTGATACATTTCTTGTAATAGGGACATCTGCCCCTTCTAATATCAATGAATTGCTCTTCCTGCCCCATAGCGTAGCCAGTACGAATGCTGAGGGAGTACAGACGACGCCCATTCCAGAGAACTGCTTACTTGGAAGGCGAGAGGGCGATATTGAGGCTCTTGATAATACCGAGGTGGGAGAGGTATTGGGCAACGTCTCACTCAAACGTATCACATTGGCCCCTTCTCCTGTACCCAAAGATCCAGCAAATGGGATGATGTTCTTTAACGAGAACATAAGAGAGATTCAGGTATACATTGACGGCGAATGGAGATCACTATAATGAGAGAAATCAAAGGAATGACAGAGGCAGATGTCGTAGCTACTATGATGAAGGTCTGTAACAGAATCGCCCCTAAGTATACGTTCTACGGCTATGGTCCAGACGACATGAAGCAAGAAGCTTATATTATCTGCATGGAAGCCATGGATAAGTATGATGAAAGTCGCCCTCTTGAGAACTTCTTGTCTTTTATATTGCCTGGGAGACTGATTAACGTCATTAGAAACAACCATTTCCTTAAAAACTCCAAGGACGACAAAAAGCGAGTGGCAATGCCGGGCCAACTCTCTAATGAAGAATCAACTCACTACTATGAGACGTTCATGCTAGATGATCTTGACATTTACGAGCTATTTAATATTGTAGACGATCAGATCCCATACGAACACAGGGAAAACTACCTGAAACTGTTAAACGGCGTACACATAGACAAAAAATCAAGAGAGCAAATAAATGACATCATCAGAGATATTGCAATTGAAGCAGGTTACGACCCACTGGACGCTTAGAACAGAAGACCTAAACCCAATAGGGGAATCACCTCTAGCAAACATGATAAAGACACTAGACCTAAAGGACAAGCTAGATGAAAGACTCAAGGAACAATACATACAACAGCTAACAGAACTTACACTCGATCCACCACCTCAATGGAGTAGATCGGGTAATACAACCCCTCCAGAGGAACAAGATGTTAAATAGATATCCTTTTCTTTTAATGAGCCTTACATCACAGTCCGAAATTATCGCCCTAGTATTATTGGGGGTGTTATAACATGAGCGGACTAAAGAAAGGGCGTATTAGTAATAAAGAAGATGAGTTCATCCAAGAGAACTTAGAAGTTTTGACGCCAGAAGAGATTGGGGCCAGCCTTAACAGGAATCCGGCCAGTGTTGAAGACTACATCAAGAAGAAATACAATGTAGGAGTCACTGTACACGAGCAAGCGGAGTATCAGCTTAGGGATAGGCCTTACTATTACGAATTGAAGGCTCAATTTGACGACGAAGAGCTAGAACTGTTCGGGTATCACTGGTCTAGGATTGTAGCCCAGTTCAATAACGACGTTTTGCCTACTGAGGAAATTCAGATCGTAGACGTCATCAAGATTGAGCTTCTGATGAACAGATGTTTGAAGTCCAATAAGGATAACATTAGGGCGATTAACAGAGTCGAGCTAGAAGTAGAAAACGAATACAACCTAAGTGATGAAACTAGGGACTTTGACCGTATTCTAAACATGGAAAGACAGATTGGGGCACTCAGGGCTTCACAAGAGGCACTAAATAAGGACTACAGAGACCTCCAAACAAAAAAGTCTTCCATGCTGAAAGAAATGAAGGGCACTAGAGAGCAAAGAATCAAAAGATTAGAGGACTCAAGAGAGTCATTCGGCTCCTGGGTTGCCCACCTACTGCAAAACCCTGACAAGTTGAAGGCTTTTGGTGTAGAAATGGAGAAAATGAGGCTAGCCATGGAGGGAGAGAAGGCTAGACTTTCCAAATACCACAAATATGAGGATGGTATGGTAGATCAGCCATTTTTAAACCATGAATCAGTCTTTGAAGACAAGAACGAAGGAGATAAATAATGGGAGACCTAGTAACATTCCCAGTTGAGGTTCCAGACGGCACATATACTGGCAAATGGTTTAGATATGACATCACAATTGAGCTAGGCGGCGAAGAAGTTGTGGGCAAGTGTGTGGCGGGCACTACTAAGGAGTATTTTGACTTCTGTGTAGTCAGAGTGGTCAATGGCCAAGCAACTGTCAAGCAAGCTACTTAATTTACTACGGAGTAAAAGGTGACGTTTATACAACAGAGCCTCAAATAATCACTGGTACGCTTTGTGCCAACCTGAAACACGACAAGAACAACATTTTGGACAAGATTAGAGGAATTTATGACAAACAAAATTAGACTTTGGACACTAGGCAACCTGGAACACAAGATTCTGCCAACCAAAGAGGGCCTTGAGGCCTTCAAGAAAGAGCTTGAGAGAGTGGAAAAGTCAGAAAAAGACATAGAGAACATTGTGTGGGGTCCAGAAGTAACACTGACCACTACAGACAATTCATCCTACGAATCTTTAGGCTCTATCAGTGTTTTAGAAGAGCACTTCCCTCTGTTAGAATCGAGAAAGAAGGTAGCTTTGATTTTCGGCGTTACTGGTATGGACGGTTCACATCTTGCGGATCTACTACTAGAGAAGGGGTACAAAGTAGTCGGAGTAAAAAGGCGAAGCTCGACTAATAACGAGTGGCGAGTGAAACACCTCTCGGATGAGGCCAACTTCTCGATGGTGGGCGGAGACTTGACGGACTATGCCAGCTTGGTTCGCATTTTTAGAGATATCGGAAATGTAGATGAAGTCTATAACCTTGCCGCCCAGTCCCATGTGGGGGAATCGTTTAAGCAACCAGGAGTCACATGGGATATTACTGGCAAAGGCTGTATGAACATCCTCCAGTGCCTTGTTGACTTGAAGATGACACACGTCAAGTTCTATCAAGCGTCTAGTAGTGAGATGTTTGGGGCGAATTATGACTACGAAACAGAAGCATACGACGGAATAGACTCCAATGGACAACCTTACGGCGGAACCAGGATGTTTAAGAAGTACCAAGACGAAAACACGAAACACTTGCCACAAAGCCCTTACGCTATCGCCAAGTGTGCCGCCCACATGTCTGTGAGGCTCTATAGAGAGGCCTACGGCATTCATGCGAGTGCTGGCATCCTATTCAACCACGAAGGCCCTAGAAGGGGCGAGAACTTCGTTACAAAGAAGATTACGAAGTGGGTTGCAGAGTTTGATAGATGGTTTGAAGACCAAGACGCAGACGAAGTTGAACTTACATTCTCAGAAGACCACATTATTGCACCTAATTGCAGACGAATCTCCAAGCTGAGGTTGGGCAACTTAGAAGCAAAGAGAGATTGGGGCCACGCCAAGGACTATGTTAAGGCCATGCACCTGATGCTACAACAAGACGACCCTGATGACTATGTCATCTGTACAGAAGAGACGAGGTCCGTTGGGGACTTCCTAGATGTGGCCTTTGGCTGCATCAATATCCCAGACTGGAATAACTACGTGGTTATTGACCCAGCATTTTATAGACCCGCCGAAGTTGACTTTCTATTAGGTAAATGTTCAAAAGCAAGGGAAAAACTAAACTGGAAAAGAGAATACAGCTTCGACGACTTAGTCAAGGAGATGGTTAATTATGACATCGACCAAGCAAATGAAAAAGTATAACGTGACCATGAATTTCACGAAATTGTATCAGGCACTAAAGCCCTACATGCTTCGTGAATACAAGCCCATTCCTTCAATCGACAAGGACAAGAAGAAAATTTACGTGTGTCAGTTTAGTATGACCGCCAAGAGCCCTGACGACGCCTGTTTCTTGTCTATGAAAAATCTAATTTCACTACTTAGAGACCAAGATGTTCCAGAGCCCATTGTTCGAGACGTAAAGAACATAGTTTCCATCAAAAACCTAGAGGAAGCAAATGACTAAAAGAGACTGGGACGATCCTCAATACAAAGCTTGGAGGATGGCAGTCAAGAAGAGAGACGGCTGGGTATGCCAAATGCCCGGCTGTAACTCGAAGAAAGCTTTGAAGGCTCACCATATCATAACGTGGGCAAGAGCCCCATCCATGAGGTTCGACCCTGGAAATGGTCTTACTCTCTGTAGGAAGTGTCATGACTCAATTTCAAAAAAAGAGACTCATTATCAGCGAGTCTTCCTAGCAATTGCGAGAAAGAACAATGGCAAAAGCAAGTAAGCCAAAATACACAATTATTCAAGACACTAGAGAGCAACAAGGTTTGTTCTTCGGCCCCTACGACCAGTGCGAGGGAATGATTACTGAGAAGCTAGACACAGGCGACTATACCATTGAAGGCCTTGAAGACAAGATCTGCATTGAGAGAAAAGCGTCTGTTGAAGAGATCGCCATTAACCTGGGACAGAAGAAACACGCCTTCATGGCAGAAGTCAAGAGAATGGAGCCATTTGAACATAAGTTCCTAGTATGCGAATTTACGCTAGACGATGTTCTCAAATTCCCAGAGGGCACCAGGATTCCAGAAGCTAAAAAGAAGACCCTAAAGATCACTGGAAAGTATCTTATGAAGTCTCTCAATGAGCTTGCGATCTACAATGACATTCACGTTGTGTTCTGTGAAAACAAACATAACACCTTTATGTTCTTGAGCGGCCTATTCAAGAGGCTGCATGAGAAGTACACAGTAGGAAAAGTAAAATAATGAGAGAACTGCTAGAAGATCTTAATAATTTTTCCGTGGACTACAAGAATAGGGAGATTTTCGTTCACAGGTATTACAACAACAGTGAAGACGACGACATTGAGAACAAGATTAGTTCCATGTTCATCAAAAACCTACGTGCCCTAGAGCACAAGCCTGGACCTATCCTTATTCATCTAAATGCTGGTGGTGGTGGAGAGTGGGAAGAGGGGATGGCGATGTACGACGCGATGACTTTCGCAGAATCCTACATTACCGTTTTGATCTACGGATATGCCTGCTCTATGAGTAGTATTATCCCTCAAGCAGCAGATTTCAGGGTTATGATGCCCAACTCTTATATGATGTGCCACTACGGCTCAGAGGCCTTTGTAGGCAATCACGTCAACAATAAGAGATATTTTCGCTTCGCTGGCAAGCTAACAAAGAACATGATAGAGATCTACGCATCCAAGATGCAGTACGGCCCCTATTTCACAGAAAGATACGAGTCAGACATCGCCCATAAGTATGCAACAACATATGTTCAAAAGAAAATGGAAGAGGGCGACTGGTATCTTAACGCAGAGGAAGCTGTTCATTATGGACTAGCAGACGAAATCCTAGGATCAACAGACTACCCTAATATCGCAGCACTAAAAGACAATGGCTAAAAAGAAAAAACAACTAAAGAAAAGCGAAGAGAAACAACTAGAGATTCAGCTAAAGAAGATTGAAGAAGCTTGGCTAGGGCTAGGTGAGATCAACGACGACGAACTCTTTAATCCTACTGACTTTATTAAGCCAAACAGGGACGACTTTCACCTTAGGCTGAGCTATCTAATGTCTCGCCCTGAGTATTTCTCGTTCATGTGTAAGGAGCTACTGAATATCCAACTGCTGCCCATGCAGTGTTTGTTCCTTGACGAACTATGGAAACGTAAATTTCCCATGCTTATCGCTAGTCGTGGTTTTGGTAAGTCTTTTGGTCTTTCTTTATATGCCATTATCCGAGCACTACTGCTAAATGGTCGTAAGATCGTGATTGTAGGTTCGGCTTTCCGTCAGTCTAAGGTTCTGTTTGAATACATGGAGACGATCTGGCGTAATTCGCCGCTCCTTAGAGATCTATGTAGTGAGGGCTCAGGGCCTAAGAGAGAAGTTGACCGTTGCGTCATGAAGATTAACGATAGCGTTATCACCTGTTTACCCCTTGGAGATGGCCAAAAGATTAGAGGCCAAAGAGCTAATGATATTGTTGCTGACGAATTTGCTTCAATTCCTAGGGACATTTTTGAAAACGTTGTTGCTGGCTTTGCGGCTGTTAGCTCTAGTCCTATTGAGAACGTTAGACGGCTGGCTGCTGAGGTTATGGCTAAAGATCTTGGTATCGAACTTGAAGAAGAACAGATTATCGAAGGCAAGCAGGCTGTTGCTAACCAAATCATTCTGTCTGGAACGGCGTATTACGAATTTAATCATTTCGCTGAATACTGGAAGAAATGGAGACAAACAATCAAGTCAAAAGGACACCCCAATAGACTAAGCGACATTTTTAATGGAGAAGAAGTGCCAGAGACTTTTGATTGGACTCAATATTCTATTATTAGAGTGCCCTACGAGCTTTTGCCTAAGGGCTTCATGGATGCTGACCAAGTTGCTAGATCTAAGGCCACTGTCCACAAGGGTATTTACTCTATGGAATTTGGAGCCGTGTTTACTAGAGACTCACAGGGGTTCTTCAAGAGAAGCCTTATCGAGTCCTGCGTACCCTCTCCAGAAAACGTAATCAAGGACCATGCAAATGAAGGCAAAGAGATTTCTTTTGAGCCTATGCTTATGGGCGACCCTAAAAAGCGTTATGTTATGGGCGTTGACCCTGCGTCTGAGAATGACAACTTTAGCATTGTAATCTTAGAAAGGAACCTTGGCCATAGGAAGATTGTGCATTGCTGGACAACAAATAGGTCTCAACACAAAGAGTTTAAGAAGTCTGGCTGGTCTACAGAAACCGATTATTACGCATTCTGTGCTAGAAAGATCAGGGACTTGATGAAGCGATTTAACACCGAGCACATCGCCTTGGACGCCCAAGGTGGTGGTATCGCCATTATGGAGGCTCTGCACGACGAGGACAAGCTTGAACCGGGTGAGCAGCCCATCTGGCCTACTATCGACGAAGACGACGAGAAGGACACTGACGACGAGCAGGGGCTACATATCCTTGAGATGTGCCAGTTTGCCAAGTACGACTGGTATGCAGAAGCTAATCACGGCCTAAAGAAAGACTTTGAAGACAAGATGCTTATCTTCCCTAAGTATGATGGTGCGAGCCTAGCATTGTCCTTAACAGACGACGAACTTACAGGTAGAACCTATGATACCATGGAAGACGTAGTCTTAGACATTGAAGACTTGAAAGATGAACTGTCCATTATTGAGATAACCGCTACGCCTAGTGGTAGAGATAAGTGGGACACGCCGGAAGTCATCATCGGCGTTGGCAAGAAGAGCAGAATTAGGAAGGACAGGTATTCCGCCCTCCTAATGGCCAATATGGCTTGTAGAACGCTAGATAGGGCACCAGCCCCATTGGTCTACGCCTCCTATGGAGGATTTGCTAATACCAGAGCTTACTCCAAGAAAGAGAAGAAGGGGCAGCTTATGAGTGGGCCTAATTGGTACACCCAGGGCATGAAAGACGTTTACGGTTAGTCGCCATTGTAGTTTTGAGGCACCACTTTCATTCCGCCGTTTACGTCTGGTCTGAGTTTAGTGCCTGGGAGAAACGAGGAAGTCTCTGCAACAGAGTATGTTCCGTCGATGTTTCTTTGTTGAGTGGTAAATTGCACGAGACATCCAACACTCTTAATTTCCATAGCCTTGGCGGATTTCATCCAGCCCTGCTCTTCGCTACTTGCTTTGCAAAGTATCTGCATAGTGTCGCCATTGCCAACTACGACAATGTCGCTGACCTTCTTCTTCGCGTCTTCTACGCTAACTACACTAAGGTTTTTTTCTTGTGGATCTGCTGCTTTTCTGATTGCGGTCTTCTTCTTAGCCATTGTGACTCCTATCTGATTGTTTGTGTTCTGAGGAAGTTCCCTCATACTCTATTATAGCTGAAAACACGTAGAAAGACAACTTTTTTCTTAAATGTGTATAATCTAACTGTAATCCGAATACTTAAACACGCAGAATTGGTGGCAACATGACAGAAAACGAAACTACTTGGAGTGAAAACTATGGCTCCACTGCGAAGGCTATGGCTATTCACGAAGAGAACAATGGTTCCTACACTGGAGTCTACAAAGGCTCAAGTGCTGCGTCACACAGGAGTTACGCTGCTCCACAACAACAGAATATAAGCACGAAGCCATCTTACGGAAGGTCGGATTACGAAACCTTTCGCCCAGACTCGGCTGTCTCTCAAGATAAGAGACGCATGATTAGAGATTGTGTGAACGCATACAAGAACGTCGGATTGATTCGGAATGTAATTGATTTGATGGGCGATTTCGCTTGTCAGGGTGTCTCTTTGGTACACCGAGACAAAAGTGCCGAAAGCTTCTTCCAGCAATGGTTCAAGCAAGTAAATGGAAAAGAGAGATCAGAACGTTTTCTTAATAACCTCTACAGATCGGGCCAAGTCGTAGTTTACGAATCTTATGCAGACGTAGACGAGGGGCTTAGGAAGTACATGAAGGCCCTAGCTGGGGACATCAAGGTCAAGAACCCAACAAAAGAAGACAGAATTCCTTTTGCTTATACGTTTTTTAACCCTCTAAGTTTGGATGTCAAGGCTGACGGCGATCTATATCTGAACGTTAGTGGCAAGGCTAAGATTGGTGGGCACTTCGGAACCTTTGACTCTCAGAGCCAGAGAACGGCCAACATGCCCAAGTCTGTATTCGACAAGCTGCCCAAAGGTATGCGAGATCAGATCAATAAGAACAAGGGCCAAGTCAGATTAGAAAATGGCAGGCTAAGCGTATTCCACTACAAGAAAGACGACTGGGAACAATGGGCTGACCCAATGATCCACGCTATCATTGATGATGTTGGTATGCTAGAGAAGATGAAACTGGCAGACATGTCGGCCCTTGATGGTGCTATTTCTAACATTAGACTGTGGACACTTGGAGACTTTGAGCACAAAATCCTTCCTACTAAGGAGGGTATTGATAGACTGCGTAACATCCTGGCAAATAACCAGGGCGGAGGCACTATGGAGCTTGTGTGGGGTCCAGAGTTAAAGTTTACCGAATCTAATACAGAAGTCCACAAGTTCTTGGGCTCAGAGAAGTACAATTCAGTATGGAACTCTATCTATGCTGGACTAGGAGTGCCCCCTACTCTTACTGGTATGTCTGGCAATGGTGGAGGCTTTACTAACAACTTTATTTCTCTTAAAACGCTAGTAGAACGACTACAATATGGGCGAGACTTGTTAATCAAGTTCTGGCAAGCACAAGTAGAGAAAGTTCGTAAGGCGATGGGCTTTAGATATGCCCCAGAGGTTGTATTTGACCAAATGAGCCTTTCTGACGAGGCTGCTGAGAAGAATCTTCTTATTCAATTAGCTGACCGCAATATCATCAGTGACGAAACTCTATTAGAAAGATTCAAAGAGACCCCTACTGTTGAAAGAGTACGTCTAAAGAGGGAAATTGCAGCAAGAGAGGGTGACGGTATGCCTGATAAGGCTGGTCCATTCCACAATGCTCGACATGTTCAAGAGCTTGAAAAGATGGGTAAACAGAAGGAATTCGACGATGACACCATGAAGAAAACAACCAAGGAAGAAAAGGAGAAGCTCAAGTTTCAGTATGAGAATGAGCCCAAGCCTCCTGCTCCTGCGGCTGGTCCTGGTGGAAGCAAAAAGCCCGGTGGTGCTAAGAAACCAACACCCAAGGGCAATGGAAAGCCAAACGGCAGACCTAAGAATTCTAAGGATAGTGCCCCTAGGAAACAAAGACAGGCTAAGCCTAAGTCTAAGCCGGGTGTGGCAGAGCTAATCCGTTGGTCAGAAGAGGCTTGGGACAATAGTTCCGAAGTTTTGACTAAAGCATTCTTGGGTGCAAACGAAAAGAAAACAGTACGACAATTAACCAAGGCTCAAGTTAAGCAACTTGAGAACCTAAAGGTTGAAGTATTCACAAATCTGGAGCCTATGGAGCCAGTAGGAAAGAAAGAGGTTTATGCCGTTATTTCTGGGGGTAAACGAGTTCCTCATGATCTAGCAGAGGCCTTTCAGGAGCACGAAATTTCAATAGACACTATGCCCGTAGAAGCATTCCGTAGGAGTGTTATTGGTCACTATGTTGAATCATTTTGGCTCAGCTAAAAACCCATAAAACGAACAATTTTAACATTTTTGTGTATACTTTATTTAGAGGTAACTAATGAAGATTTTTGATAGAGAGAAGCGAGACGGGATTGAAGAGATCGTTAGATCTCAAGCATCCATTCAATACCAGAGTGTTGCAAAGTTGGTTGAGAATCCATATTCAGAACTTAACTTAAAGAACATCTCTGCCGCTATTGCGTCGGCGAATCAAGGTCAGATTGACCTTTACTACCTCAGTACCGTCCTAGTTTCGACTGGATGGAACAAAAACGATGACGTGTTTTTACCAGACCAAGTTTGGGCTGCTAGGAACACACCAGAAGACAAGCCATTCAATCACATGCACGATGAGACAGATATCATCGGGCACATTACGGGCTCACACGTTGTTGACCTTAAAGGTAACGCTATTTCTAGCGAAACACAAGAGGCTCCTAGTGAGTTTGAGATTATTACCGAGTCTGTTCTTTATAAGCACTGGAACGATGCAGAGCTTCAAAAGAGAATGGACAGTATCATTGCCGAAATTGGTGAAGACGCTTGGTATGTCTCGATGGAGTGTTTATTCTCAGGATTCAACTATGCTTTGCTTTCTCCAGAGGGTGAACACATCCTACTACAGAGAAACGAATCGACTGCTTCTTTAACGAAGCACTTGAGAGCATACGGCGGAGTAGGAGAGTACCAAGGCTACAAGGTTGGTCGGGCACTTAGCGATATCGCTTTCTCAGGAAAGGGACTTGTTAGTCAGCCAGCTAATCCGCGTAGCGTTATTCTGAAATCAATAGCTTTCGAGCTAAGCGAAACAGATTTTACCGATGACGACATATTCACTAAGGGAGAGAACCAAATGAGTGATGTTTTAGAAAAAACAGTTGCTAAACTTGAGAAGGAATTGGCTAGTGCCAATGAGAAGTTCGAGAAAGCAGCTAAGGACGCCGAAGCAGCAAAGGCGAAAGAAGTTGAGTCAATTATCAGTGATAAGGACGCAGCTATTGCCAACCTGAATGAGAAGTTTGAAACAGTTTCTAAGGAAATCGAGACTTTGAAGGCTGAATTAGCTAAGAAGACAGAAGAGCTTGCCGCTGCACAAGAGCAAGTACAAGCCGCTGAGAAGGCACAGAAGACTACAGCACGAGTTGCTAAGTTGGTTTCTGCTGGTTTCACAGAAGAAGAGGCTAGTGCCGAAGTTGCTGACTACTCAGAAATGAGTGACGAAGGCTTCGACAAGATCGTTGCTAAGTTTGAGAAGTTCAAAAAGAAGGGCGACGAATACAAGGACGACGACAAGAAGAAGAAGGACGCAGAAGCGGCCAAAGACGACGAAGATGCTAAGGCTAAGAAAGAAGCCGAAGCTAAGAAAGAAAAGGAAGGTAGCGAAGCTACTGCCGACACTTTTGACAGCACTAAGGCTGACGAAGACGTTGTCAATCCCGTCGAAGTTGACGAAATGGAAGCAACGAGAGCTAGTGTGTCCAACTGGATGACTAAGATGCTCGACGTTGAAGACAAAGACACAAACAGCAAGTAACCCACGGAGAAAAGACAATGGCTCTAAAACCAGACAGATATGAAGCACGTACAGACATTAGTTTCTACTACAATGCTGGCGTTGCAGAAAGAGGCGGCATCCTATGTTACGGACCAACTACAGGTTCAGGTGCGGCAATGGATCAAGGCGTAAACCTTGTTCAATACGAAGCGGCAGTTTCAACAAGTAGGCCAGTCGGCATCCTGTTGAATGATGTTGTTAACAAGAACTTAGTCAGAGAACACCTGAACGTCTACAGAGACGAAATTCAACTTGGTGGTAAGGTTACTGTCCTACGTGGCGGTTACATTGTTACCAATATGATTGACGCCGTTGAGGTTGCTGGCGGGGAATTAGCTTATGCTAGTACCGTGAACGCTGGTAACTTGACAAACTCTGGCGACCCTACTCACGCCGTTGGTGAGTTCATGACTGCCAAGGACGAAGACGGCTACGCTAAAGTAGAAGTCAACCTACCACGAAACTAACCAACAGGAGAACATGAGAAATGGCTAAATTTGAAAAACCTGATGCAGCAACTATTAAGTTGCTTGCTGACACAGGTCACGAAGACTATAACGTTGCTGTTGCTGCTCAAAGAGAGTTCGCTAAGGCATTTGAAACCCCACTAAGAAAGGTTATCCTAAGTGGTGACATTCTTGATGGTATTTATTCACCTATTCCATTGGAGAAGGGAGACGTTGCGGAATACCCAACTGACCTTATTGCTCCTGGCATGGAAGGCGAGCATGTGGCTTACACCAGTCCTGCTCACGGTAGAATTCCTGAGAAGACCCTGGAAAGTGATTACATCGCGATCCCAACCTATCACATTGCATCGTCAATTGACTGGTTGCTAAAGATCTCTCAAGAAGCTAAGTGGGACGTTACCCAACGTGCTATGGAAATCTTCAAGAACGGTTTCGTTAAGAAGATGAATGACGACGGTTGGCACACGTTGCTAGCTGCTGGCGTTGACCGTAACATTTTGGTTTACGACGCTGACGCTACCGAAGGTATGTTCACCAAGAGATTAGTTTCTCTAATGCAAACCACAATGCGTAGAAACGCTGGTGGTAACAGTGCATCGGGTGGACGTGGTCGTTTGACCGACCTTTACGTTTCGCCAGAAGCTCTGGAAGACGTAAGAAACTGGGGAATGGACCAAGTTGACGAAGTAACACGTAGAGAAATCTACATTGCTTCTGAGAATGGTGCCCCTATCACTCGAATCTTCGGCGTGAACATTCACGACCTGGACGAGTTGGGCGAAGGTCAAGAGTACCAAGAGTACTACCACAACCAGCTTGGTGGCAAGGTACAAGAGGATGACAGAGAGTTGGTTATTGGTCTTGACAGAAGCACCAACGACTCGTTTGTTATGCCTATGAAGGGCGAAGTACAAGTCTTTGAAGATCCTACGCTTCACAGATCGTACAGAGTCGGTTACTACGGTTGGGTTGACGCCGGTTTCGGGGTATTGGATAATCGCCGGATCATTCTCGGCAGTTTCTAACTCAATAAATTTTGAAAAAACGTCCACTTTTGGGCGTTTTTTTTTAGACTTTGGTGTATAATATGGTTGGAGAGAGAATTTTTCACAAACCATAGGATACAAAATGTTATTAAAAGAAAAGACAAAAACTGAACTGGGAATAGATATTGACTCTCTTTCTCAAGGTTCCCACAAGAAGGTTTACGCACAATGTGATTATTGTAAATCCGATTATCTTGTTCAATTTAAGAATAGAAACGGAAGTTACAAAAAATTCCCTAAAGATTGTTGTATAAAATGTAAGTTCAAAAAAAGAGAAGAAGTTTCATTAGCAACTCATGGTGTCAAGAACTCTGCACAAAGAGAGGATGTTAAAGAAAAACTTAGAACTTTCAATATCGAAGACTATATAGATCAAATAAGAGATTTAGCATCTAAAGGTTTCAGTTCTTATAAGATATCACAAAAGTTAAATATTCCTAGTACAAGTCTAGAAAGGTTTTTAGAATCTACAAAACTAGATTTTTCAGTAGTTAAAAACAATAGAGGTAGAACTACAAAAGCCGCTATGATAGATAAATATGGGTTAGAATATAAAAAAATACTTGCAGACAAGTTAAGAATAATGTCTAATAAGTTATATGCCGTTGATAATTACTTTCAATCTGAGGAAATTAAGGAAAAATCTAAACAAACACGAATAAATAACGGAAACGAATACAGTTTTGAAGGTATTAGTATAAAAGATATGTGTGACATTACTGGTTATTCTATAACTAGAATGAGAGATCTTATTAAAATGTATGGACACGACGCTGCTATTAAAATGTCTCCGTTTCAAAGTTCTTTAGAGAGTGCGATTGAAGAGTTTATAATTAGCTTAGATCTTTCTTATGAGAAACAATTTAAAGTAGAAAGTAAAAGTTGTGATTTTAAGGTTAACAATATACTCATAGAATGCGACGGGCTATATTGGCACACGGAAAAGAATCTAGAAATAAATAGAAAAGTTGACGGACAAAGGTATCATTTTCAAAAAAGAGAACTTTATAAAAAACATGGATACCGGTCATATTTCTTTCGCTCAGACGAAATAGAAAACAAGCTCCCTATTGTTAAATCTATTATCATAAACGCCCTCAGCCTCAATTCCGTAAAGTTTTATGCTAGAAAGCTCACTTTTCAGGAACTCACCAATAAAGAAGGGTACGAATTCTGTCAAGAACATCATCTTATGGGCGGCCACAAGACTGTAAGTAAAACATTCGCCCTCATGAACGGTAATATCGCCCTAAGCGTCTTCCAGGTTAAAAGGCTTGGTAATGGAAAGGGTTACGACCTGTCCCGTTTCTGTACACTTCCAGAGACAACGATAGTGGGCGGATTTAGTAAGCTTCTATCTGGATTTGAAAAGATTTCCAAACCCAATCGTTTTCAGACCTTTATAGATCTTCGTTATGGTTCTGGAGACTATCTTGAAAAACTAGGGTTCTCCCAAGAGTCCTGCTCTCCCAGCTTTAACTGGACCAACGGCGTAGAAACCTTTCACAGGATGAAATTCCCTGCATCTACCGGTTATGATTACGATATGGTTAAGATATGGGACTGTGGACAACGCAAGATGGTTAAGAACTACTAGTTCGCCCTACTCTTTATTTTTACAAAGCCATTATGGGTCAAGATCTTTTTAGGTCTTGGCCCTTTTTTGTGTATAATACAATGTAAACAAATAGGATTTTCACAGAGGGAGACAATATATGACCGCTCTATCAGAGTATTTGCAATCAAGAGTACAAAAGGCCTTCTTTCATGGCCAAACCCTAGAATTGCCTTCTAACATTTCCATCGCCCTGACCACAGATCTTGCAGAAGACAGTCAGGATGGATCGAGTATCCCAGAAGTTCCAGAGTCAATCAGTAGATCCGGCGTCATTGATGGCGTGTCTGGAGTATATGACTACGAAACTGGATACTCAAGACTTGACATTTGCATCCCACAAATCAACGGGACTGACCACTGGGCTTATACCGAAGGTGGAAACATTAGCAATGTTAAACAACTAGTGTTTGACACATGTAGAGAAGCCTGGGGTACTGTTTCTGGTATTGCTGTACTTGACAGTGATGTACACGGATCAGGCAATCTACTTTTCCATGGCGAACTCGAAGAACCAAGAAGAGTCTTAAAAGGAGACGCACCTAAGTTTGATGCGACTGTCCTAGAAATCTGCCTAAGCTAAAAGAGGTCAGCCATGCCGATCAAAGACAAGAACGTACTAAGGGCAGAAATAGAAGAAAAAATAGAGGATAATGAACAGGGCCGAGTGTCTCCAGAAGATATTAGATCGGCCCTTCTTGACATTATCGACTCCAATCATGTGCTATCAGTAGACAAGAACCTTGTTGCTGCTAATCTATCGTCTATTGACGTTGGAAACACATATCTAGGAGAAGAGTCTGCCACAAAAAGAGGCGTAGAATACAACACTTCCGTGGGTTATTTTGCCCTTCGTGCAAACGATGGGGATCAAAACACCGCTGTGGGTGCTTATGCGTCTGCATGTAATATCTTCGGAAGTGGGAATACTTCTTTAGGTTATTCAGCCCTTGGTAGCAACTTTGACGGCAAGAACAATGTGGCCCTTGGCAAACACTCCTTGGGTAGAAGTAAGAACGGCAGCTTTAACGTTGGTATTGGCCACGGTGCTGGTTACTACATTGACGACAATGATAGCTACAAGTTTTACCTTGGCTCTCACGACATTGATGAATCTGGAATGTGTAATCATCCAGATGGCATCGACGGTATGGCTCCGCTTCTTTATGGAGACCTTCTAAACGGCACTCTAGTCGTTGGCTCTGACGATATGCACGATCAGGGTGCCCTACAGGTTAATGGAAACATTACTCCCGTTAGCGATAGTGGAACAGACAACCTTGGCTCCTACGACTACCCATGGAACAAGGCATACGTCAAAGGAATTGACTCTAACGAGACTTTTATTGAGTCATGGAGAGACTTTAATCCTCGACAAGCTTCTACTTTTAATCTAGGCTCAGAAGATAAGCCCTGGAATCACTTACATGTAGACAACTTGCACGTCAATAGCCTAGCTGACTTGACAAACGTTAAGTATGTTCACATTGAAGACTCTACATTCTACGACAAGCAGATCCATCTTGCTAGTAGCGGCGTAGACTCAAACAACAACACAATGCCCTATCTTACCGACGAAGGCGTTGATGGTGCTGGACTTGTAGTAAGAGCTAGTGGAACAGACTACCTAAGATCTTATTCTTGGACTTACAAAGCCCCAGACCTTGACTGGGAATGTCCAGAAACAGAAAACGCATACTCCAGATCTGCATGGTTATCAAACATTAGTGTTGAAATCATGGATGGCAACCAATTGAAAACCCAAAGAGTGATGAGTTCTGACTCATTAGCTTTAGTTGGTGGTGGTTGTTACGGATTCTTTATTGATGAAAAGGTTGTACTAGGCACCCAGGGCGACAAGAACGCCTTTGATAACGAATACTACAAGCCAGACTACATTAGCTATGCTACCGGAGACTACGCTAACTTTACAGTAAGTCGAGAGTCTGGCATCTTCATGGAAGACAACCTGCTTAGCCAATACGACGGCTCCAGCAGCCTCACAGGCTTCAAGAGAAGATATTTCGACACAGATGACTCATTCTTTGTCCTGTCGTCTCACGCAGGCACTCAGACGCCCACAAGTGAATTTGTTTCGATGCGAGACAGATCGGCTTTTGGTTTTTCTGACCAACCGAATTTTAGACCAGAGACCCTTGTTAACACGAAGAGTAGTGGCGATGCCATCTTTAGACATACTGGTGAGGTATCGTCTAGGATTCAACTTTCTAGTCCAGACAATTTGTTTACAAATGGTGCAGAGATGTACTATTCAAATGAAAATTCTAGGTTTGGAATTCTGACTAAGGAAGGTGATACGGTTCGCCATGCTCTGACTGTTAGCGGGGATCTCATTGGTATCAACCAAGACCCATTTGCTACACTTACGGTGGGCAAAGATAGAAATGCAAATGCAGCTATCTCGTTACAAGAGGGAAGTGGGCAATTAGAAGATAAAGAAGGATGGGGCACTATCTATGTTAGGAAGATCTCTAACCCAGACACGCCAAACTCTGTCTTCTACAGAAATGAAAACGGCGACGAGTTTGACTTGCTTATGTCCTCTGGGGACAAAATGGCTCCAGACAGCGTCTACTACGATGATTACGGTAATACGTTTGTAGGTTATCAGTCTATTGAAGATAGATTAAATCCTACGAGCCAGGGCTACCTTTCTAACAATACAACACTTGGGCACAGAGCCCTAGCAGACCTTTATTACGGCAGCAACAATATCGCTATCGGCCCCAAGGCTGGAGAGGGTATCGTTTACGGCCAGAACAACATCTTTATCGGCTCAGAAGCGGGCCTAGTTGAAGACGACCTTGGTCAAACGTTCTATAACCAATTTAGACTTGGACACAACGACGAAGACTTACTTATGTCTGGGCAGTTACCAACGCCTCAAGATAGGGGTTATGTTTATGTCCAAAGTGACCTTGGTATTGTCAGTAAAGACAACTTAGATAGATTTAGAATGGGCCAGCTTGGTGGAGATACGATCTTCACAAAAGAAAGCTCTGGAAACATCTACTTTAGATACTTTGACGATTTCGCTAGCGACCCCTTGGTTATTAGCGAATCGGGCATCAAGACTCCAAGAATCGAATTTAACGACGGCACTTACTTCGACACCTCTTATGGTGTTAAGTTTGAAGCTGGCAATGCTATCTCTTTCACTCCAGAAAGCGGAACAGACCGTAGAATTATTGATGTAGACTTTGATAAACTAGATCCAAGCGACGAAATGTATCAAGATACATACGTTATGGTTCAGTCTTCTGGAGAAAACTACAAAAGTTCTATCCTTAACATTGCTAGGTTTGTCAATCCAGATAATCCTGAGATGTTCTTTGACTGTGGTGGCGGATATAACATCGTCGTATCAAGAAACTCAGACGTAGATAACTCTAAGAACTGCAACAACCTCGTTGGCGGCTTTAAGGGCGGTCACAATATCGAAGGCTTTACAAACAGTTTGATTCTAGGTTCTAAGGCTGGCGAACAAGCCACCATGCAGAACCCAGACCTTTCTATCGACATCGCCGCAGTGTTCTTGGGATACAACGCAGGTAGACAATCACACAATGCTGATAATTCTATCTTTATTGGCCCTTCTGCTGGACAACATTCAGAGTATTGCGACAACTCTATCTTCATTGGAAACTCTGCGGGACAATCTTCGTTCTCTTCTAAGTCTATTGCTATGGGTGACAACACCTTAGTAGACGTAGACGGAGAGAACAACCTAGAGATTGTAGCAGACCACAGACCTAACAATAGGCTTATCAATGGAGAGATGAGCAATAAGTTTAACGTACAAGGGGTTATCGCTGGAGACCACTGCTCAGGCAGAGTTTCTGTTGGTGGTGGAGCTAGAGTATTCCCTAGTGCTGTATTAGAAGTTGCTGCTGGATTTGGAGATAACGAAACACCCCTACAACAATGGTTTAATGGGCAGGGCAACCTTGTCGCATATATGGACCAACAAGGAAACTTGGTGTTGAAAGGCTCCGTCGCACAAAACAACTCTTACATGGGTGATACCAACCTGTCACCAGCGGCACAGCTTAACCCAGACATCTGTGGAAATACCAACAGCACTGGCAACTCTTCGGACCCAGGAAACGGAGGCGGAACTGGAAACAACGATAATCCTAGTACTGGATATTCAATTTCAGCTTCATCTTCAAGTGTTACTACTGGAGAGTCTGTAACGATGGTTGTTACTAGATTTGGAGGAACGCTAGGCCCTATGGTGTTAAGTCTTAGCTCTAGTGATACTTCTAAGGCAACAGTGCCCTCGTCTTTAACTATTCCAGACGGCGTTAGCAGTTCTGTGTTTAATGTATTGACCAAGAACTCTGGAAATGTAAGCATTTCAACGATACACCAAACGCTTGGGTCAAAAGTTATTCCTATTGTGATTAGCAGTGTTGTTTCAACATCAAGCTTTACCTTTGTTCCAAACTCAAGCGTAATTTCTGTTGGAAGCTCAATGTATATCTATGGCTCAAGGAGCGGTGGAGACATTAGCCAACCAGAAACGCTGTCTATTAGTTACTCAGGAAGATCTTCTGGACCTTCTACGGTAACCTTTGCTGCAAATCAATCTCAAACATCATTCTTGATAGAGGGAACGTCGGCTGGACTTGCGAACATAACGGTTGGAACAACACCAGTGCAGTTCACAGTTGAGTCAGTAAACAACGCACCATATTTTAGTGTTAATCCAAGCATGACACCTGGAGACGGCCCAACTGGAACTACGTTCACAGGAAATGACGGAAACATCGAAAACGGAGGCCTTCAATCTAGGTCTTGGTTATTAAATGGATCTTCTATTGGAACTGGTTTAAGCGTCACTGTAGGCCAACCTGGAACACTTGTGTACTCTGTTACTGCTGTAAATCCTAGTAGCGGACAAACCGTTACTGCGAACAGCAATGGTTCTGTGGTATACGACATCGTTGACAACACTCCTTACTTCTTATCAAACCCAACAATATCCCCATCTAATGGCACAACAGCCACAAACTTTGAAGGATCAGAAAGCGTTGGTAATGGATTTGTTCAGTCTCGATCTTGGAGATTGAATAGTTCAGAGATTGGAAGTGGTGTTAACGTAGTTTCAGCTAACCCTGGAAATCTAACGTATACAGTTACGATTGTAAACAACCAAGGAGAAACAGTTACGGCTACTAGTAGCGTAGCGACGGTTGTGGTACAGTTAGACCCAGTGACGTTAACAATTGAATCTACTAAGCCTGCATTTGACTACGAAGACGACAGAGATATCATAGTGACTAGATCTGGTGGAGATATTACCCAGCCTTTGTTTGTAACACTTACCGTTACAAGCAACGACGGACACGGAAACGTAGGGGTGATGATTCCTGCAAACCAAACACAGGTAATAGGAACTGTTCAAAAATTACCGACTTGGCATCAAGACAAAGACTATGGTGTAGTAACCCTTGTCGGAACGACCCCTGGTGGATCGGCAACGTCGAACAGTCTTGAAGTTAGATTTGAGCCAAAGTATTGGTCTATTGAAAACGGACAACCAGAAACGGAAAGAACCTACTTAAAGAGGGAATGGTAATGTTAGATTACATACAAGGAAACCACGCAACAAATCAAAATAGAACAGTTTATTTAGACACCTCTAATAGTAGTAAAAATTTGTTTAACTACAGAGGCACCAATCTAAAGCTAGGATTTGCTTGCAATACTCCTGAGTACAATAACACCCCAGGTGGATGTACAATCACTGTTAGACAAGGAGCAGTAGACATAATAGAAATAGATGTTTCTTCTCCATCTTACAACGAAAGAGTTTTAATCGACTTGCCAGATACGGATGTTGAATATACAGTTAACGCAAGTATCAACACCGACCCAGGAGACGACACTCCAGGTGCTACATATATTCCAGACAGAGAGCTTGTATTTATCGAGATCTTGACAGAAAGAAATACTAACTTCTCAACTAATACCAAGTATTCTGGAGACGATCCTTCTGCGAGTTTTGTTTTCTCTGAAACAGAGAAGATCTTATTTGAAGATGTGAAGTCCAACGGATATACAACAAACTCTTACCTAGAAGGCGACTTGATCTCAAACGATTTGTCTTTGAACTATGCGGACATCAAGAAGTCCTCAACGTGTAAGGCACTCTACTGTTTTTACAAATATCCAAACATCAATCCGTCTTACTTAAAAGAGATGTCTATTATTATTAACACTAATAGCAATAGAGAACTTGACGCTTCTAATTATTCCACAATGTCTTCTTCTTACCAACAGAAAGAGCTTACGGTGTGTAAGCCTTACTATGGTGTAAGTTCAGACCACCTGGGCTTCATGGAAAATATGTGGAGACATGGAAATTCCAATGGCCCCAAGCTAAGCAGCTTTGAAAACAACAATCAGGTAGAAGTGAACGACGGCCTACAAGTTATCAATCTAGGTCTCACTAACCCCTCAAACTCTGAACAGAACGATTGGTTCTGCATTATGTTTTTGTATTCAGTTGACGAGCCCAATGGGTTTAGGCTGTCCACAGATACAGACACCAAGCCAGTAGTGAGGTGGAAATATGAACTATAAGAAAGAGCTTATTGTCTCTAGGTACTCAGAAAATGTTGAGTGGCTTTATGAAGTAGACTCTTCTGTTAATTCGATAGTTCTATACAACAAGGGCGAAGAGTTAAAACCATTTGATGACAAAAGGGTCAAAATCGTAAAGCTAGAAAACGTAGGAAGAGAAGCACACACCTACATACACCACTTTCTAAAACACAGAGAGAATCTGGCAGACACAACGATTGTTTGCCAAGGAGACCCATTCGATCATTCTCTTGACTTCTTAGATAGGTTAAAAGTAGATTACGATCAACTTACATCTCTAACACATAGATACAAGTCAGACTGGCCACTCCCACATGTGGTTGCTAAAGACAAGATCTCAACCTATAAGGGCTTTGAGATTAGAATGGGAAACATGGATTACTTTGGACATAGAGACCAAAAGACAACCAGAAAATGGTTTGAACAGACTTGGAAGAAAATATTTGAAAACCCGTGCCCCGTTGGTTACTTCTACGGATACGCAGCTACATGGGCGATCCCAAGGGATTTAATTAGATTCAGAACAGAAAAGTTCTGGTCGCACTACTACGGATTGCTCTCTAAACAGTTTGCCATGGAGGCCTACATACTTTCAACAGACGCCTGGGCATTTGAAGCTCTTTGGAAAGCAATCTTTACACCTTCCTACAGGACAATACTCTAATGTACGACTATTTAATCGTCGGGGCCGGACTATTTGGGGCAACTTTTGCACAGATAAAGGCAGAAGAAGGGAAAAAGATATTACTCGTAGACAAGCGTGAGCATATTGCGGGCAACTGCCATACGCCAGAAGTAAGTGGGATTAGGGTTCATCAGTACGGCCCTCATATCTTTAACACAAATTCCGACAAGATTTGGAGCTATGTCAACAGATTCACAAAGTTCAACAACTACGTGAATAGGACTAAGGCCAGTTACGGAGGTGTTTTATACTCTCTGCCAATCAATCTGATGACAATGCAACAAGTCTGGGGCGTCACAACCCCAAGAGAAGCACAGATGAAGCTGAAAGATGTGGTCATCCCCAACGAGAACCCTAGAAACTTTGAAGAAGCGGCACTCGCAACGGTTGGGAAAGAGCTTTATGAAATGTTCTTTTATGGCTATACAGCCAAACAGTGGGGCGTAGAACCCAGGGAGGTTCCTGCCAATATCTTTGGTAGACTTCCAGTGAGGTTGACATACGATGATAATTACTTCGTAAAAACTCACCAAGGTATCCCAACAAGGGGGTATACTAATATGGTGGCTAATATGATTGACCACCCTAACATTGAGATCAAGCTAAATTGCGAGTTCTCAAAAGGCATGATGCGGATGGCAAAGCAAACTCTCTATACTGGTTCTTTAGATAGCTACTTTGATTACAAGTTTGGCCCCCTGGACTACAGATCTTTAAGATTTGAGTGGATCTACGGCAAAGGAGACATCCAAGGCAACGCCATAGTAAACTACACAGAAAAACACGTACATCACACAAGACAGATGGAGCACAAACATTTTTACATGCAAGAAAGCCCACTCACTGTTCTTAGTAGAGAGTTTTCTCAGAAATGGGAACCTGGGAAAGAAAGATACTACCCCATCAACACCCAGAAAAACAACAAGACGCATAGGCAGTATAAAAACTTAGCGGACCAAGAAGAGGGTCTAATATACGGGGGCAGGCTTGCCTCCTATAAATACTGGAATATGGATCAAACAATAGGGGCCGCAATGTCTCTATCTAAAAAATAAGTAAAAGAATATCATAAGGTGTATAATATAATGCCAATCGTTAAAACAATAACTAGAGAACTCACAAAAAACATCGTCAACTATTTATCTCCAATAGATCAAGACAATACTCCACATAATTTTAGATTTCTAGTAGACAATTCTGGAATATTCGTAGTAGACAGAAATGGCAACAAGATCAGTATGAGAGAACAATAGAATGAAAAAAATAAAAATAGAACAGTCTGGTCCTTCTCTCCCTGTCTTGGTTGGAAACGGAGGAAGTTCAGAATGGGTTTTAGCTGTTACCGGAGGCGTCGAACAGTCAACTAATCTTAAATTAGAAGCTTCTGTAAATAATGAAGACTGGTTTTCAGCAACTAGCGACAGCGGTGACGTAATTTTCACTAAGCCTAGTGCGGTCTTGGTTTCTTCTGGCTTGTACTACAGAGTCAACGTGGGGGCCTATAGCTCGCCAATTTCTCTACAAATCAAACCAAACTAAGGAGACATAAATGACAAACGTATATCTCAACAACATGGATGACACTTGGAACGATTCCAATGTAAATTATGTTAGCGTTAAAATGGATATTGATGATCAAAATTCAGGCCCTTCTAGTAAAATATTGGATTGCAAAGCATTTTAGACGAAGAAGTAATACCACAAGAGACATGGGAAACTTGGGGAACACATGGAGAATCTCACAAACCTCAAAAGGTTGGAGACAAGTGGTATCTTTCTAGCAACGTTGGAATATCTGGCACACCTCTGAAAGCTAGTCAGTGGGCACCACTTATGTTAACTGGACAAGTCAAGCCAATTTCTGTAAAAGGCTACAAAACTATTGTCTTAGAAAATTCTATTGAAGAAGTTTAATGAAGGACAGCCCGTCTGCAATTACACTAGACAAATTAAAATTAGTAAAAATAAGGAAATCATTTCTGAAAACTGATTAGAATGGTGTATAATAAAATAGAAGAAAATTTCAAACTAGCCTCCTAGCCTACTCCGACTCTCAAATCCGCCTAATCCGGTTTCCAACATGCCAGCCAACCCTTACCCGAAATTCAGAGTCGCAGATCCAGTTCGATTGGGTAGTGAAGTTTCGATTGAAGATAGTGATGATGCCGAAGCAGTTCGGAGCAAGCTCGGGACAAATAGCTCAGCTGAAACGCAAGCACTCATTGACAACCTTGATGGTGCCACGCAAACCTTCCAAGAACTAGCGGCAACACTACCTACCGTCAAACCCACATCACCCTACACATTTTGGCGTGACTCGCCTTACATTTTAGAGACACTGCCAGAATTAGATGCTATTGAGTTGAATCAATACGCACTTGACGGTGGCTTGGCGTACCAGCCCGGTACGACCTACCTACGAAGCCTCGAATCGCACGGGGATTGGCGTGAGCCCAGACAAGGACGAGGTTACCTATTCGATGGAACGGACGACAAGCTAGTTGGTGGGTCGGTCACGGGCACTACGATCATCACGAAAATCGGGACATCATCGCTCACAGTAGACACAGGCGAAATCACGGCAACGGCAGGAACGCTCAATTATCTGGCACTGAGCAATGGAAGTATCTATAGGTGCAACGAAGAATCGGGCACAATTGCTTATGATTCCAGCGGCAACGGAAATGATCTGACGCTGACGAACATCACGCAATCAACATTCCATGCGACTGATACAAGCCTTGTGAACCCTGCCAATGAAGTTGGGTACAGTTATTTCAACAAACTGCTTTCTGATCAAGACGTTTGGGTTTTTGGGCCAAACATCGGAATATCACAAACGACAATTGAATTTGACGGAAGCCCCGCTTACGAAGCTGCTAGGTATGATTTCTCATCAATTGCAGAAATCGGAGTTTCGTACTCGATTAGTTTTGATATAGATTCATTGTCAAGCGAGATTCAGGTTTTCCTAGGGGTTAACTCGTTAACCTCATCACAGATTGGAACCTTCACTGAGCCGGGGGCATACTCATTTGTTAAAGAATTAACAGAAGGGAACAACCTCCTATTCAGGATGCTTGGGGCTAGCAATACAGCGTCTATCCAAAACATTCGCTTAGCTAAGATTGACTCTCCACCCATCATCCCTCGCGATGAATCAGACCCATCAAACGACGTACTCGGCAACGATCTTCAGTACACAAGCAAAGCCCCAAGGCCGATTCAATCGAGTGTGCCTTGCTTGACTCTGGACGGGGTGGATGACTATGTCACCCACGGAAAACTTGGAAAAACATCAGGCACCTACTCAAAGGTAAAACAAGAAATTCGATTCTTTGCGAATTCCCTTGCCACGTACTTTCTTTCATCAAAATCGTTGGGAAACTCAAACTCGGAAAGCCTGGAAATTCACATCAAAGCGGATGGTGCTATTAGGTTCATTCCAAAAGCGGGGGTGTTTTTTGACTCACCCACCGGAACGGTCTTAGCGTCCACATGGCATTTGGCAGTTTTTGAGTGGGACGCTTCAATAGGCACAGCAACGCTTGCGTTTAATGGAAATGCAGTTTCTTTATCACAATCTGGTGATGGTGACGCATCTACAGCTGGCGATTTCGTTGATGTTGATTATCGGATTGGAGCGAGAGGTGAGGACTTACATTTCATTCCAGGCCGATTCGCCTATGCAATCTTGACGGTAGATGATGAAGTTCTAGTGAACTCAACATTCCAAGAAGGTTCCGGCCCAATAGTCTACGACACCAGCGGCAACGGTAACCACGGCACACTGATCAACGCCAACCTGGCCAACGCATGGGCGAACACGACTGATGTGGTTGAGGATCATTGCATCAATCACGGTGGTCGCATGGATGGCACTGCATTCGTCCCCGGCATCCCAGGCAACGACAACGCAGCCAACGGACTGACAAAGACACTCGCAGCAGGCAAGTTCGGCAACCCGCATAGCCGCCTAAACTTCAATCCGTTCACCTTGCCAGAATTGACGGCGATCAATACTGAGACGGCTTACGAAGTAACAGACGCACGTCAGACTGTCGCCCCTGCTGATACCAAGTTTGTTCAATCAAAATCAGATGGTGATGACAAATTCTTTTCTTCGGACTCACCGTTAACCGGTGACGACTTACTACACGCAAACGGGTACACAACATGATCACTATTTTCGGACCTAAATCACTTACCCTGCCGTCTGCACTTGGCGGTGACGATGCAATCTACGGACTGGTTGTTGTGTGTGCTACACGAGGCTTGACTGTTAATGAGAAGCAAGGATCGGACACGGTTTCCGTCCACGGAATCAAAGACACTGGCTTGGTGACCCTCCAAATTGTGCAATTACTACTGAGCAAGGGAGCCGATGTTCTTGGCTACCCCGTGTTCTTTGAAATCGACGATGTGACGGCGTTGTGCCCGTTCTCGCCTGATGATGCAGTCGATGCAGAGGGTGATCCCATTCCCCAAGAGACATGGGAAACATGGGGTGTGGTCGGTGAATCCCACAAGCCAAGACTGATCGACGGCAAGTGGTACCGATCCAACAACGTCGGTGCTTCAGGTGAACCTCTGGACGCAAGCAAGTGGGCAAGCTGGATCGGCAGCCCACCTGCTGGGATCACTGTGCTGTCGGTTGACGACTACAAAGCACTGGCGGATTCTCAAGAACTGGAAACAGCATGACAACTTACACCGACTACTACAGGCACACCAACAGCACCGACACGCTTTACGCAGTGCCTCTTACAGTAGATGCTTGGTCGATTACTGGGTTGGTCGATGGCGACGATTCACAGGTTGCTGGCTTGTTTGTGTTCGAGGGGCTGGACGATGAAACAGCTTATGAGATCCGTATTAGAGCGGGAGCGGGCCCGCTAGAGACTGACGTGTCAATTGCTGCGTTTTCCGCATTAGCCAATGTGCCTACCGCAGCTGAAATCAGTTTCAGTATCGCGAACGATGTTGTCAATGACGACAACGACTGGGATATTGCAAAGCAATCTTTAGTGGGCCAGATATGGGAGAACACTGACCGAACACTTACCTCAATTGCCGACAGTACTGGCATGACGACGCTGTTGACGCGGATCACCGGTCTGTTGCAGACCAAGGCTCAGGCCGATACAGACCAAGCAGAGGTCATTTCCGCGGTAGACAATGTGCCTACTACGGAACAAGTTGAAGAAATCGCAACATATTCAAAAATAGCCGCTAAAAATACCCAGGAATAAAATGGCCTATATATATAATATGACTGATCTTTGGGACGATATTGAAAAACCTTATGACGCTATAAAGATGGACGTAGACGATCAAAACTCTTCAATTGATAGCAACCTCATAGATTTAAAAATCAACAGCTCTACAAAGTTTTCAATTGACAAAACAGGGGCTCTTCTAGTGGGCAATGTTGAAAAAACATTAGAAAATCTAAATATATCGACCTATGTCTTTCTGGAAGATTTAAAAACTGAAGACTATGTTTATTATGGTGGAGAGACCTCTTCTGGGAAATGGAAAGTGAATAGGTTTGACGCAAGCGTAAACAAAACTGTAGCTAATAAAGACAATAATCCCACCTATGAAACGTTAACCCTAGCTTGGATAGACCTTGAAACTCTTGTGTATTCATGACGCCAACAGCTCCAATTATAAAGAGAAGAATCGCCCAATTTGGAGACTGGGATAGCGTTCCAGTAGGAACGTTTGTAAAAAAGATGGAAGATGGCTCCGTAGGGTATGAAGAAGTGTATACTAAGCTAGAGGTAGATCAGAAAATTTTAGATGCTATCCAGAGTTTTATAGACGAAGGCGATATTATTAGGCTTAGATAATGAACATAAATTTACCGTTAGCTACAGGTTTTCAACCTGACCTCTTAGGTGTAATAGGTTACACCATTCTCAATACTAATGGTACTACTTATCTAGCTAGGACAACAAGCGGTATAACAGAGCAAAATGAAACCTATGCCGCTTCTGTAGACATAGATGCGAAGGATTTGCCCCTAATAGTAAAATGGGACGACTCTAGCTCTCAAGACGTGTCTTACGCAGGAATAGAAGGGGACGAGGCAATAGTCGGGTCTAGCTACCCAGTAATTCCGTCCTCTTCTGCAAATCTTTCAGGTTGGAAACAAATGGTTGTTTTAACCTTGAGGCACCTAACTGGAGACATTGATCCGTCTGAGTATGAATATTCAGATGAGAGGTTTTTACAGTTATTCTTAGTAGCCTCCAGTCTAGTCTCTTTTGACATAGATTTCTCTGAAGATTATGAGATACAGATATCAGCACAAGAAATTATCCCAGACCCAGAAAAAGATAAGGATTTTATAACACTAGGCTGCTTGAAGGCTGCGTGTATATTGCTTACAAGTGAGGGCAAGTCTGCTTCTGGTTGTAAAATCTCAATGAAGGACGGCCCATCCAGCATTACAGTGGATAAATCTGATCTTATAAAGACTTTAAAAGACATGAGCAAAAGCCTGTGTGACAAATACGAAGAAGCTGCCTTTCTTTTTAAGCAAGAGGGCACTTTAGGAGTAGCTATCTTTGGCCCTCATGGAATTGGCATTGTCGACCAACACGATACACGAAGAAACTTTAGGTAAATCAAATGCAAAAAACAAAACAACAACTGCTAGATGAGGTTTTAGCCTTATTTGCCGACAACAACTCGGCCAATATTAGTGCTCAAGATCTAAGAGAGAACACATACGACATCGTAGACTCTGTTAATAGTATAGTTTCCAGTGGGGATCACGACGCAGAGTTTCCATTCTATAATGACGTTAGGGCCTCTCTAGCAGAGGGCGGGGGATTCTTTGTCGCTGAATCAGGTATGAAATTTCCTAACTCAGAAAATAGTCAAGTTCAATACGACGCTTATCCTGGCCCTGGTGGAATTGAGCATGACGAGCTAGCTAGTAGGCACGGTGACATTGGGGCACACAATCAATATTTAGCTGTTAACGGCCAAAGGCTAATGGAAGAGAACCTTCCTATGGGTCCACACTGGATCAACGCTTCTGGTGCTGGCTCTGATGACAGAGGGTTGAAGTTTGTACCTAACGGTGAAGCTGACGACATTCATGTTGGCACATCTGGAACATTCGTGTTCGCAGACGACTCGAAGATTCAAAGTGGCCGTGGCGTCGCTAAGGCTTGGATCAACTTCGATGGAAGTGGTCAGGGCACCTATGGTGTTCCCGTAGTAAGATCTTCCCATAACATTGCCGCTATCCAATATCTGGATGAGGGCAAATACAAAATTACTATTCCTAGTGGGGTACTCAAAGGTGCAAATTTCACCGCCATTGGCTCAAGCAATTCAAGAACTACTGGATCGAGTAATACAGATTTTGATAGAAACACTGTTGGTTTGGTGTCTAGAGAAATTGATGTCGAAGGTAAAACAAGTGTCACCTTCCTTGTACTCAATGATGCAGGACGATACGTTGACGCCGAAATTAACGACCTAGTCTTATACGGCTATGACGAGAACGAAGCAGATCAACCTACACCACTGGTAATTCCAAAGCTGTAAGGTAACAAATGTTTAAGCTACACGACAGAGTAAAAGAGACATCTTACACTCAGGGTACGGGAAACCTTATCTTGAGAGAGGCTGTCGCTGGCTTTAGGACGTTTTCTTCTGTTTACGCAGATCAAGACAGTTTCTTCTACTGCATTACCAACAACTCCAATTACGAGATTGGTATTGGCAAGTATGTATCTACTAATAATGAACTTGAAAGAGTAGAAGTATTAGACTCAACAACTGGAATCGCGATTAGCTGGGGACAAGGAATTAAAGAGATCTATGTTACTTATACTGCCACTAGGTCTATTCATTCAGATGGAAGCTTATCAGGAGATATGGTTGCACTAGTGGCAGACAAAAGTTCTATCTCTGGAGACCCTGGTTTTAGATATGCCGATGACAAGCTTTTAACTTCCACTATCGAGCTTGACGAAAAAATTACCGCCCCCCAAGTTTATGTGGGCGGGATTGTACTAGACTCTAGCACAACAGAACAAACAGAGCCTTTCCTTAGGACAGAACTAGAAGCTTTAACCAAAATAGACGAAGTAGTCTATGTCTCTGGTGAAGTAGATCAAATTTTAGCCTTTAAGAAACAGGCCCCAAGCACAGTACTAGCTGGCCCAATGGCCGATTGCGATGGACAGCCCTGTGAAGATGACTATCCATACTTTCGCCCCATCTCTTCTGACGACCTCCCAACATTAGACGCTAGTAAGATTGATTACAATCCTAGTAACTCTGGAGACTGGTCTTCTATCCCTACAAACGCTAGGCAAGCACTTGACAAATTAGCTTCGGAAGAGAATCTATACCTTGTTAAAGATAACAATCTTTCAGACTTAACAAACCCCTCCCTTGCTAGATTCAATCTAGGAGTAGGAGCCTCAGGGCAAGATAACTCAGTAAATGTAACTCTTACTGGATCTGAACAGTACTTAACAATCAATGGTCAAGAAATTACTAGGGGCAAGATTGATCTTTCTTCTAGCGTCTCTGGAGATCTGCCCGTAGAGAATCTAAATGGTGGATCTAATGCAGATAGCACCACATTCTGGAGGGGCGATGGCTCTTGGTCCACAGTAAACCCAGACCTATCTGGATATGTCAGCGATAGTGATTCAAGACTATCAGATGACAGAAACCCAAACGCACACACCCACGAATTCTCAGAGATCAGTGGCAACCTACCAGTAACCAAGCTTAACGGGGGTGCTGACGCAAGTGTCCTCACATTCTGGCGTGGAGACGGATCTTGGTCTACAATTTCAGAGGAAGACACAATAGAAAGAGGCACTTATGCACAAGGTATAGACTCTGCCGGTGCCGTCTTTTGTTCTGGTGGTTCAAACAGGGTCGTTCAACACTCAAAAATAAGGGCTATTGGATATAATAGTTCCGGTGTATACACAGACATACCAGCGGTGGGAACTGGATCTAATGTTTCAGACTACCCATCTTTATTGCACGTAGAGTCTAAGCCAAACAATTTACAGCAAAGGGTTGTGTTTCAGTTTGCCGGAAGTAGCACCACAGGAGTTGGGACTACGCTAAAACTAAGAGTAGGCAATTTAAGCACAACAGACACAGACGTAGTTGGAACTATTAAAGCTTGGTGGGAAAATAACGCACCAGCAAATGCGTATCAGTTAGGATTAAAAGACAACGTACTTGGATTTAATGAATATAAATTTAACCTTAGTGATGGAGAAGTCATTTTAGACTATACTAAGTTTTTACAACAAAATCCTATGTTCGGAACAAATGTCGCCTTCTTTTCAATAGAGCCTGTAAGGGGAGTGTCTTTTGATGTGAAGTGCTTGTATACTCAATCCGCTTACTGTGTGTCAGCATAGTTCAAATAAAAAACAAGATAGGTTAAGAAAATGTCATTCGTAAACGCAAAAGATGAAAACAAACACGACGAAGCTACTGCCACAAATAATGGCGGAAGTGTTGTCGTTGTTGCCAGAGGGTCAACCCCTGAACAAGCGGTGGGGGACAAGTCAACAGAAGGCCCAGAGGAACAGGGTGGTCACAATAGGGCAATTAAAGAGAGCAATTATGTAGGTGGTTGGTAAGCCCTTGAATCTATTTGATTCTTGAGACTCAAACGGTGCTTTCTTCTTGCACCGCTTTCAGTTCTGTGAATCTCTTGATTCTTATCCAGTATGGAAGGAATAAGGAACTAGAACTTTTATGTCTAAAGACATTATAGCTAGCAAAGACCAAACCGACAACCACAAAATGTTTATTTTCTTTTAAAGAGCCCAAATATGAGTAATCCCTGCAAAATTCCACAAAAGGTAATCGACGAAGCGATGGCTCAATGGGTCTGCTTGGTTGAACAGGCCTACGAGACATTCGGCGTAGATTGCGATGTGGTCTACTCAGGGCCTTCACAATCGACTCCAGCGGTGATTACGAACAATATACCACAAACCAATTCAATCAACTCTAGGAGGCGTCTGAGCGACCTAGAATACGACTTCCAAGATGAGACCATTTCTCAGACGGAGACTTCCGAGAAGGTCAAAATCAGAATTTACTGGGATGCCAAAGAATGGTACACTGTCTACGGTCTAACAAAGGTGCCTGAAAACCAAGTTATGATGTTAACACACCTTGAACATGCAGAAAAGCTTTCTCAAGCGATCAAAATTAAGTTCACGGATAAGTTTCAAAAGGTGTACATATTTACTAGAGTAAGTAAGCCTGTTCCCTATGGATTTGCTAAAGACAAGTACTCCTCTTCTATCTGGGAACAAGTGCAGTAATGATTAACGTAGTCTTTAAAGAAACAGAGAAAGAGCTAAAGTCCAAAGTATTTGGGGCTGTCGCTGGCTACATAAACAAGTTGTTGTTCAGAAAGAAGGGCTCTATAATAAGAGATATAAGAGCATTGATTCCTGGGTGGATTCAATCTCAACCAGAAATGCAGGAACTTATGTACAATGATGGAGGTATTGGCTCTCTAGGTGCCCAATTAGGTCTCCCGGTTGGAACTGGACCTGCCGCCGTTAACGCAATTACTGTAGCAATGGTTAACTCTATCTCTTTGGATATTAGCAAAATAAACAAGAGAACACTAGCTGGTGGTATTACTGCCAAATTCATGCCTGCTACTTTTGTGGACCTACTTTCTTTACCAGAGGGTACTATAAGAACAGAACTTGGCACAGAATTGCCGTGGTTAAATTGGCTACTAACAGAAGGCTTTAGCGTCATTGTTGTTGGTTACAAGTTCAACTTTAGAAGAGGTGGTCGCTCACAAGGTGGTTACATGACAGAGGGTGGCATCTGGAGGGTTCCTCCAAAATACGCAGGAACCAAGGATGACAACTTTATCACCAGGGCTTTAACTGGCAAAAAGAACGAACAGCAGATTTCAGAAGTTTTCAAACGTCATATTAAGTCATAACAATGAATCAAGATATTTTTAACCTTAAAGGCTTCAACAGCGTACATGATCCAACTATTAGTAATGAAATACTAGATGGCGTTGTTGAGTTCTTCGACTGGGGATTGCTTCAAAAGGGCAACTTCTTCAACGTGACACTTGGAGAGCTAGACAGAGAGGGTAAAGACCTTAGCTTGTTGAATCATTCTGAGTCTAAAGGCATCCCTATAGGTAGAGCCTGGGAAGGAAATTGCCCTAACTGGGTATGGCAGTCTGGCATTGGATATACTCCTGCACCAATTGTTGCAGATGGCATATATCTAAATGACACATTCTTGCCACTAAACAATACAACAAACCCTTATCACATTGACTATTACAATGGTAGGGTGATTTTTGATATGGCACAAGATCCAATCAGCAAAGTTCAGGTAGAACACGCACACAAGTGGATTAACGTCGAATACGCTAATTCTTTTGATGGTATGAAATCAGTACAAACAGAGGGAGATAAACTTCCCCCTGAACTAACGATAAAGCTGCCAGTATTGGCTGTGGAAGTCGTAAGTAGGAACAAAATGACCGGCTATGAACTGGGCGGTGGACAGTTAGTGGAGACTATGGTTCTTTTCCACTGTATCGCTAGAGACGAACCAACTCGTAATAGAATGGTAGACATAGTGTCATATCAGAACGAAAAGTCAATTTTCACCTTTGATAGTGTGAAGATCGCTAAAAACGGCGACTTCCCTATAGATCACAGAGGATTCCCAACTCCTGGGGCCTTAAACTTTAGAGATCTAGTGATTAAGTATCCTAGGTATAAGCTAAGATTTAGCAATCTCAAGACAAGTGACATGAAAATGGAGGCAAACACGTTGTTTGGAGCCACAGTGAAAATGGACGTAGAATTGATAAAGCACGACATCTAGCGTTTTTTGTGTATAATTAGATAACGAACAGAATCCAAAAGGAGAGTCCAAATGTCCCAGAATAATAGAATTTTCTATGCCTGCCAAGCGGTTGGTATTAAACCATGCTTCACAAACGACCCAATAGAGGTTGTTCATGGTGCTCAGAGTGTTGGTATCAATACCACATTCAACCTAGAACAAGTTTTTGAGCTAGGTATGATTCAGATTTTCGAGAACATCGAAGGTTTGCCAGACGTAGAAGTTACTACTGAAAAGGTAATTGACGGCTACGCCCTAGTTTATCACCTAGCAACACCAAAGTCTAACGGTACTAACATTACTGCTAGAAGTAAGGATCGCTCATGCGTTTCGCTAGGTATTTACAGTGACGAACAAGACGTTGTTTCTGGTATTGCCCCAGTTGAAGTTTACACTTCGGGTATGTACGTCAGCAGCATCAGTTACACACTACCTGTTGACGGAAACTCCACAGAGTCCGTAACATTAGTTGGTAACAACAAAGAGTGGTACGCACAGGGCCACATGATCGCTTATCACAATGACAACGCCACTAACTCGAACCCAGTTGGTTTTGGAGAAGGCGGAACAATGCCAGAAGATGAGTATCGTATCAATTACGACTCCTTCACTGGAGAAGACGAGCCTCTTGCTCTTGACACTGATCCAACCAATCCTGCTGCTGGTCCAGCTACCAGATTCCTTGGTGGTGTTCAAAGACGTGAGAATGTTAGAATTGACCGTTCTATCTTCCCCAAGTCTGTGTACGGAGTTAGACCTAATGGTGAGCCTGGAAACGCTTTTGACTTTGTTACTAGCGGCAACTTGGTTCACTTCCAAAACTGCTCGATCTCAACCGATACTTCGAGAGAAGATATCAACGAATTGGGTAGAAAGGGTCCATACACTAGAGCACCTAACTTCCCAGTTGAAGTTACCTGTGACCTAGAAGCTATTGCGATCTCTGGTGACTTTGTTAACGCCTACGAGAATGGCGACCCTAGTCTTATCGGAACGAAGGGCGAAGGAAACAACACGATAGAAGAGACAATCAAGATCCACCTTAACGATGGTACTTGTTTTGACCTTGGTAAGAAGAACAGACTGGAATCTGTATCTTACGGCGGCGGTGACGCTGGTGGTGGTAACGTTTCTCTGAACTACAGTTACAAGAACTTCAATGACTTGAGAGTTCTACACCCAGAAGATCCAATTGTCGGCAACTACTCTGTCAAGGAACAAGCAGACGTAGACACTTTTTACGATTTCAAATCTGACGCAGGCTACACTGGCGTCAACTGGGCTTAAAACAAGCCGCAGGACTTAGGACACAGGATTCAAAATGATTAACGATAAAGCTCCCATCTTTAGGTTCCGCCATGGAATATAACGATAGGGAGCTTTTAGTTTATCGTATACGCTCTGGTTCTACAACAATTAAAGTTGAGGGAAAAACCCTGAGAGTCAATCCTCCCACTATTCAAGGACATTTGGACTGTTGCGAAGAATACTGGCGAGTATATGACGAATGTATTGCTCAGGGGTTGAAAACTCAAGACGAAGTTCTTCAATGGATGATGGAAGTAGAACTATGGTCCTATTACGAAGAGGACCAGCTTCTAAAGATTAAAGAAAAGCTAGAAGATGGCAAGATGTCTGCTTATGATAATAGAAGAAACCAAATGGCCCTAAACTCTATCAAGAATCAAATAAGAGCACTAGAAAGAAGATTTAAACAACTAAGCGAATTGAAGCACTTCTATTTCGCCACCACCTGTGATGGCATCGCCGCATCGGCCAAGTCCTTTTTCTTAGTAGAGAACAACACTTTTTGCGACGGCCAGAAATACAACTTTGCAGAAGTTTCTCTTGAGCAAGTTTCCGCAGAATTCTCTGCTTTTAATGACATAGAAGATTCTATGATTCGTTATTTAGCAAGGTCAGAGCCCTGGAGAACAATATGGGCAACGAGAACAAATACTTCTAGCCCTCTTTTTCTTAATGAGCCCAACCTCGACTTGACCATAAACCAAAAGTCACTATTGGCTTGGTCTCAGATGTACGATAATGTTTACGAGTCTATGGATTGTCCAGATAAGTATGTTATTGACGACGACGATTTACTAGATGGCTGGTTCATACAGCAATCAAGAAAGAGAGAGAAAGACAAAGCAAAACAAGATCTTGATGGATCTATTAAAAATGAGAAGATTAGAAATGCCCAAGAGGTATATTCTGTAGTTAAGAGTGTTGATGAGTTTAGAAAAGTTGATAGCTTGAACAATACTCACAGCAAGGTTGTCAAAAAACAACGAGAAAACTTGATTAAGACTAAGGGCGGCGTCGGACAAGGTGCCTTCCATGATGAAAAGTTGAAGTATGTTGCTCAACAGAACAAGCAATTCAAAGGAAAGTTTGGAGGTTAAGATGGATGAAAAGACAGCGAAGATGGTCCGAGACCACGCTGACTATAAAAAGAAGAGAGAGGACCAATACAAGATCAGTTCTAGGGACAGGCTTGCTAAGATTCTCAAGAAGAAAATTGAAACCACTATGATTGGGGCACTTAGCTCAGTTGAAGATCACTTTGGATTTCTTTGGAAAGACGACGACTCAGAAGAGTTGTCTCAAGAAAGACAGGAAATGAAACGCCTGTTTCAGTTGATTAGGTCTGACATTCTGGATAAAGGAAACACTCAGGCTAGAAACATTGATGCCGAGTTGGCTCAATATGACGTACATTGGAATCGTTACACAATGACGTTACCCGTTAAGCAAACACTAAGAAAAAAGGAACAACAAGATGACAGATAAAAGAGAATTCGAGTTTGAAGGAAACAAATTTTTCGTTAAGAAGCCAGGATCAAAGGTGTCTCAGCACGCACAGAGAATCTACTCTGCTGAATTCATGAAGTGCCTAAATGAAGGCTTGATGGTGAGGGCAAAACTTAAAAAGTTCCTTCAAGAGCACGGAGTCTGGACAGAAGCCCAAGAGGAAGAAGAAAAGGACATTTCTAAGCAAATCAACGATATTGAAGTTGAGATCTATCGAGGCGGCAAAGATCGCAAGACCATGACATTGTCTGAGGGCCGAGAAAAGGCCATTAAGATGAAAGAATTGCGAAATAGGTATTCGGCCCTTATCTCCGAAAGACAGTCATACGAGTCTAATACCGCAGAATCTATGGCCGACAACGCTAGATTTGATTTCTTGGTATCAGAATGCACGTTCAATGAAGATGGAACAAGGGTGTATAATTCTTATGAAGACTACCAATTAAAGAGTGGCGAAGAGTTTGCATATGAGTCCGCAGCTACTCTCGCACAGCTAATGTATTCCCTTGAGGAAGACTATGCTAAGAAACTGCCTGAAAACCAGTTCTTACTAAGATTTGGACTTGTAGATGACGAGTTGAGGCTTATTAACAAGTCTGGTCATCTAATTGACAGAGAAGGCAGACTAATCAACGAAGAAGGCTACTATGTAACCGAAGACGGCTCCAGAGTAGACAGAGATGGAAATAGTCTCACAGAAGACGGCCTCTTAGATATGGAGGTTGTTTACACAGACGACGACGGACAAACTGTTCAACCGAAGGAATCAAAGGTTGAAGAAGAGCCCGTCGCAGAGGAGCCAGTAGAAGCCCCAGCGACAGAAGTTGCTGTTGAGCCTACTCCTGAGCTTCCAGAAGCAGAAGCTCCCCCAACAGTAGAAGCTGGATAGTAGATGGATAGTATGCGGTTAATTACCTAGAGAGATAAAAAACATGTCAGATAAGTTCTTACTAATCGCAGAGTTGCAAATTCGAGGCCCGGCTAATATGGCTGAGGCTAGACGAAGAATTAAGGGTGGCCTCAGTGATATTAACCTAGATGTTAACATCAGGGGGGCCACTCGTGCAAAGTCAGACGTAGACAAAGTAACCAAGGCTACGCGAAAAGCCCAAAGGGCTTCCGCAGACCTAGGTAGAACCGTTGCGATTTCTTTGAAACGATTTGCTACATACTCTGTCGCTACTCGTCTTGTAGGTCTTTTGACTACAGGTCTGGCTAGTGCTGTGAGTGAAGCTATTAGCTTTGAAAGGGAGATGTTGAAGGTTTCTCAAGTTTCTGGGAAAACCTTACGACAGCTTTCTGGATTATCTGACGAAGTTACCAGACTAGCAACCGAGTTCGGCGTTGCTTCTGATTCTCTATTGGGTGTTACCCGAATTCTTACGCAGGCTGGTTTGTCTGCTGACGAGACCAAGACTGCCCTTGAAGCTTTAGCTAAGTCAGAGCTTGCCCCTACTTTTGAGAACATTACCCAGACCGCTGAGGGTGCTGTTGCTATCTTTAACCAGTTCAAAGAGGGTGCTGGTGCTCTTGAAGAGCAACTTGGTTCTATTAACGCCGTTTCTGGTAAGTTTGCCGTTGAGTCGGGAGACCTTATCTCCGCTGTTCGTAGGGTTGGTGGTGTATTCAAAGCTTCTGGTGGTAGTTTAGAAGAGCTACTTGCTTTATTCACTTCGATTAGATCGACAACTAGAGAGTCTGGCGAGTCTATTGCTACCGGCTTGAGAACAATCTTCGTTAGGTTACAAAGACCTAGAACGCTAGACTTCTTAAAAGAGATGGGTGTAAATCTTAGAGATCTTGAGGGCAAGTTTGTAGGCCCTTACGAAGCCATTAGACGTATGAACAAAGAGTTCGGAAAGTTTGAAGGTGGAGATCCTAGGTTTATCAAGGTTGCCGAAGAGATCGCTGGTTTCCGTCAAATTGGTAGAGTTATTCCGTTGTTGCAACAGTTCAAGGTTGCCCAAGATGCCCTTGATGTCGCAAAGGGTGGTAAAGACAGCTTAACTAAGGATGCTCTTGCTGCCCAGGCTTCTCTAGCTGTTCGTATTGTAAAGGTTAAGCAAGAATTCTTAGCTCTTGTCAGAGAGATCTATAATAGTCCTGTATTCCAGGCTATGGCTGACTCTACGATTAGACTTCTTTCTGCTCTGATTAAAGTCGGAGACGCACTTAAAAACATTATCCCACTGCTTGGCGTATTTGCTGGCATCAAGCTTGCTAAGACTGCTGTTGGATTCGTTGGCAACGTTGCTAAGAATCTTGCTAGTCCTAAGGGCTTCTCCGAAGGTGGAGGTATCGGTCAGAAGAGTGGCGTTCCATATGGTGTAGCTGGAAGTCCAGATGATACTCTTATTCATGCACAAACTGGAGAGTTTGTTGTCAAGAAATCTTCTGCCTCCAAGCTAGGCCTCGGTGCCCTAAACTATCTGAATAAGCATGGAGAAATTCCTCAATTTAACCAAGGCGGAAGCGTTGGTATGAAGAAGTCTGAGGTAATTCAAAAGAGCTTTGATAGAAATGAAGATTCTTCTGTCTTATCTAGCCTTGCCGAAGCTGATTCGGTGATGAAGGATTTCTTGGACAGTATGAAGAAGTGGGGTGCCATGTTCCAAGGCATTGCTAAGGAAGGTATTGCTGACATAAGTAAAAGCGATCCAGGCTTAGAGGGTGCTACATACCCAGATGGAGGAATTGGGGTTGCTATTGGTAGAACCAACAAGTTTACAGTGCCTCATGAAACAGCACACCAAGTAGATAGAAGAATGGGGGAGAGATCCCCTGGTATTGATTTTGAGTCTAGTCAATACGCAAGCGGTCAAGGTGGCACTTTTCAAAACGCTATTACAGAGAAGCTAAAGCCCATCCTAAAGAAGCAACTTCAAAAAGAAAAAGCTTCTGCTGACGAAATATCGTACAGACTAGAAAACGAAGAGATTTTTGCCGACCTGATGGCTAAGACCGTCCCAGTCGCAAGGGCTATTCTTGTACACACAACAAGTGCAGAAAAGGGCTTGGCTCAATTGGCTAAGCTTGTAGAGCGTGATGGAAATATCCCTGGACTTGCTGGGTTGAGTTCTGAGAAGATTGCTAAAGTCCCACGAAAGAAGTCTTTCAAAAAGCCTTCGTATTTTTATGCTGGCGGAAAGGTTGGCAATGAGAAGTACGATGGGTCTGATCCTATGTTCCCAGCAAGAGGGAGAGACACGCAGAGAGCTATGCTCGCTCCAGGTGAGTTCGTTGTTAACAATGTCGGCGTCGGTCTTCTTGGCCCAAACTTCTTATCTCAAGCGAACAAGGGTAAAAAACCTACTGGTCCTTCTCCTTTATATGCCTTTAATGGTGGGTATGTTTCTAATGGGGTTAGTTATCTAGCCACTGGAAATGAGTCTGCTAAAAAAGATAGCTTTAACTTTAGAGGCAAGAGAGACAGAGTTGGAAACAGGAGAGATATCAAAGACGAGTTTGATTCTGTGATTAAGAGTTTTTCAGGTCTTAATCCTGTCCTTGCGGAACTTTCTAAGACTGTTCTTGTCTTCACTAGAGACTTACCTTCTCAGGGTTCTGGCTCTTCTGATCCTAATACTTCTGCTATCTATCCAAGGATTCCCCTTGGTCCTAAGCCTACTCGTCCAGGTGGCCCTAAGGTTGTAGAGCCTGAGAGAGAAGAAGAAAAAGAACAAACATCTTCGTTTGGTGGAATCTTAGATGGTTTTAGCGGAAAGATGGTTGCTGCTGGTATTGGCTTTAGTGCTGTTACCTCTGTTATCAATGGTCTTGTTGAGTCTGGGTCAGAACTAGCAGACAAGTTTAACGCTATTCAAGAGGCTGTTCTCAAATTCGGCACGACGTTTGCTATCTACTATCAAATTCTAAAGAAAGCTAAAGAATATGAGGCTTCTCAAAAAGCAGATAAAGAACAAAAAGAAACAGAAGTTAAGCTTAAAATTGAACAAGAAGGATACGACAATAGGCAGATAGACCTAAAGTCGATCTTGGGCAATGCTATAATGGAGAGAGATGATCTAATAAACAAGGCGGCTCAACAAGATGAGCTTGCTAAGCAGGCTGTCGTCAAGAGAGATACGGCACAAGGTGTTAAGTCTGGTTTTGTTGCATCTCGTGATGTGTATCAAGCGAATGTTGACTCTAAGAAGTCTGAAATTTCCGACCAAGAAGACTCTATTAAAACAGTTCAAGATAGAATTGCTAGAAAAAGGGCAAAGATATCTAGTAATGAAGAGTTTTCTAAGAACTACAGTAGATCAAGACAAACCCAAGATAGAAGAACCCTTGCTAATTCAGGGGCGTCAAGAAGAGCCAAAGAAGAAGCTTCTAAAAGAATAGGGAGAGTCACAAAAGACAACCCTAAGCTTGAAAGAAGCATTAAGGCCGATGAAAATATCATTAAGAGAAAGAACGCTCTTCTTGCCAAGGAAGAGAAGCTGTTAGCTCAAGAACAAGCCAATGTTCACGCCCAAGCTAGAAAGATTACTGGTGTTGATAGGTCTATTGCTGGACACGAGTCTGAAAGAATCAGTAGGCAAACAAAGAGAAACGATTACGAAAGCCAAGCTAGAAAGGCGGACTACGAAGTACAAAGGGCAGAAAACGAAATTGACCCAGAGGATATCCAAGATTCTGCACAGTTTTCTAGTCGTAGAAGGGGCGACTCATTGTCTCGTTCAGAGAGAGCTAAAAGGGCTGGATCACGAACAGGATTTGGGGGCAAGTCTCGCTTTGGTAGACAGTTGTCACGTTCACCTATTCTTAATGGATTCAAAGGTCTTGGGGGTGCCGCCAAAGGTCTTGTCAGTAAGATGGGCGGATTGTCTGGAGTTATGGGCTTTGCTGGTGCTGGCATTGCAGCGTTGGCACAGGCTGTATCTGCTGTTGCTGATTATATGCAAACTAAGTTTCTTGCTAAGGCGGAAAAGAACTTAGAGTCTGGTGATTATGATTCGTTTAGATCGAACTCTACCAAGGCCGCACAAGCCGGAAGAGTTAGTGGAATTGCTCAGGGTGTTGGTAATGGTGCGTTAGGTGGTGCTGCTGCTGGTGCTGCTATTGGTAGTTTCACTCCTGTTGGTCTTGTTGGTGGTGCTGCCATTGGTGCTGTCGTTGGCGGTATTGGCGGTGGGTTGTACTCTGCCTCTGGAGACAATAGAGACTTTGCAGGTGAAGCTGGCGTTGAAACCGCAATTATGGAAGACGCTTTGAAAAAAGCTAGTGAATCACTTGTTGATTTCTCTAAGGGCGTCATTGATATTAACGATCTACTTAGCCAACAAAACAAATCCGCCCTTGCTTCTGATAGTGCGTTCTTCAAGAAGTCAAAAATAGAAGCAGACGAAAGGGTTTCTAAGGTTGATGATGGAAGAAGTACTTTCCAAAAAGTAACAGATGCTATCGGAACCGCCGTTGCAAATGTTAGAGATGGATTCAAAGCTGTGTTTAGTGGGGACTTCTGGTCTGCCATTGGAGATAGCATTAAGAGTGGATTCAGAACTGTTTCTGATTATGTCTTAGATTCTCTTTATGAAGTTGGTCTTTACTTTGCTTCTTTTGTTAACGAAGATGCCGCAGAAGAACTAGAGAAAATTCAACAGGGTAGAGCCCTTGTTGCTAAACAGAAGAAGCAAATTGCAGCACAGGTCACAGATGAAGAAGAGAGGGGCTTCAAAACTAACTTAATTACAGACCGTGGTTCTAAGATTCAAACCTTAGAGGCTATCGAGGATAACGACAAACTTACTGTCGCTGAAAAGGGAGACGCTAGAAATACGCTTCTACAAAATACCAAGTCAGAGTTTGAGGAGAGAAAAGCCAAAATAGCAGAAAGAGCAGATTTAGACGGAAAGGGCGGGGTAGATACAATAGCTGAAAAAGCAATCGAAAAGAAACTATTGGGAATTGCCAATGAGCAATATGAAGATACGATAAGTTCTTTACGAGCTTCTATCAATACTCAAGATGAACTTACCGCACTTCGCAATCAGATTGTTCAAGCCGAGTCCGCTTCTCTAGCTGGTACTTCAAGGTTAAACGCCGCATCAGTCACATTGGAAAATTCAATGGGAATGGCTGACGGTACGCTTTCTAGTTTTGCTGCTAATCTTAATACAATTGAGGCTGCAAAGACAAACACTGGTCTTTCTGGTCAGGCTAACTCTGCTATTACTGAGAATGTTAACAGTGGTCTGAAAAGCTTTGGTATTAAGAAGTCAGATGACAGCCAACTAGCTAAGCAAGTAATTAAAGAAGCTAAATTCCAACAAGAGTCTAACACGCTCTTTGATAAGGTTAGTCAAGACTTTGCTAATCTTAAAGTTACAGGTCTAGACCCTAATACAAAGGCTAGTGATGCTGCTGGTAAGTTCTCGACTATCGTCAACGCCGCTACAGGATTCGATCCAAAGAGTGGAAAAGAAGATTCGACTCTTGGTAAGCAGATGAAAGAGTTGTTCAGGTCTAACATCATTGCCGAAGCTGGTCGCGCTGGTGGGGTTGTCGATCCGGCTAAACTTGAAGAAGCTAGACGCAAGACCATGGAACAGCTTCAACCTCTATTGAAGGCTAGTACTAAAACTCTTGAAGCCTTTAGTGCCGCCCTTCAGAAGCTTGACGCATTCAAGCTTCAAAGATTGCAAAAGCAAATTGAACTTGAGAATGAACTAGTTAATGTTAGACTTTCTGGAATAGACTTAAATCAAGAGGCGGACAAGCTTATTGAGAGTGCTGGAGGTCCAAAGGCTAAGTCTGATACAGACGTTGCTATCCAAAGGCAGAACCTATTAAACAAAGAGGCTGGTGTTGCAGAGATTTCTGGACCACAAGATTTCTCTAAGAATATCTCTGAGATTGAAAACGCTCTTAATAAGGCACAGTCTGACGTTAGTAGTGGTAAGTTTGACGGAGATCCATCAGGATTAGCAGAGCAGCAAGATACCATCAATGATCTTAACAAGGCTATGCAACAACAGACTTCTACTATTAGAGACACAGTGAAAGCCAAGCAAGACGAATTAGAACTTATCGGAAGAAAGAACAAGCTTGAAAAAGACTCTATCGACAGTTTAATTAAGGGCGACATTGCAGACTTCTTTAAGAAGCAATCTGCTGTGGGTGCTACCGCTGCGGCTGCTAGTGGAGACGACAGACTTATTGGACTCTTTGGTGCTAGTGCTATCGGAGAGGCCCTAGATGACGTACAGTCTCAAAAAGGGGCTGGCGTAACCAGTCTTTATGGGCAAGATATTGGTTCTCTTCAAGAAAACCTTAGAACTTTTGGACTAAAAATGAGAGGGTTTGACGCAGAGGAAGCTAGATCTGCTGCTAGGTCAGTAGGTGGAAATAGCCCACAAGAGCAAAGAATCAACGCAGAAACAAGAGGACTTGGTGGAAACTTAAAGCAATTATCTGGAGCACAAAATAGAGTATCTCGAACTGCTGTTAGAGGTGGAGAAGAGGTAACTAGAAGAATTGGAGAAAGGTTCCAAGATGACGTTAGAAAAACTCTAACTACTCCTGAAACCCCAGTTCCAGTCGCCCCAACCCCTGTTGCCGCCGCTTCCGCTGCTGCTGCTACCGCAACTACTGCAACCACTGGAGAAGCTGGAGCGGCTAGTCCTTCTGGAGTACCGACTGGGGCAACCCCTACTGGATCTGATGGCCCAACGCCTTCTTACTTCTCAGACAATGATGTGAAAAACTTTAAGATCTTCTTAGAGGCTACTCAAAAGTTATCTGCTGCTGTAGAGAAGCTTGCTAATTCAAAGATTCATGTTCAGGTTGATCCTATGACTGTCACATTAAATGTTACTGGTCCAGATTTATTAGATTATGTTTCCAAGGCCGCTAGAAATGCAGTTGCCGACGAAGTTAGAAACCAGATTAGAACCATGAAGGAAGGAATATAGTAAAAGGTGTATAATCTAGTGTCAAACGTTATTCAGGATTAGAGGAAATCGGTATGAATTGCTGTCTACAGCCAATCAAGACTAAAAAGTCTCCTGGGTCTAAGGTTAAGGCCCATCTAAGTATAAGGTCAAAGAATAAAGCTACACTCAAAGCTGTAGCTACTATCAAACCTACAAACACCAACCTACCTAGCTTAATCCCTACCATTAAGGGTTCTGCTAAGGTTGATGCTGTATTGTCGATTAGGCTTGCGGCCAAGTCTGCTCTCACCAGCAAGGCTAAGCTAAGACCTCACCTAAGTCAAATCTTCAATCTGAGCAAAGAACTAGTCGCCCAAGCTGAAATAAAGGCCAAGGCTGCTAAGTTTGCTGGCGATTTCAGACCTAACGACTGCTATGACAAGCTATACCCCACTCAAGATTTAGAGAAGGTAAACTGGGAAGGGTATCAAATTAGCCCTCTAGTATCAAGGGATGGTTATAGGATAATAAGTAGGACTGAAGAGAACATTTATTTAAAAAAATTAAGTCTTGATCTCTACTCTTTAATAGACGAAGGTGTGTATGCGGGTGACTACCATTTGCACGAAAAACAGTCCGATTCTCTCTTTTCTTACCAGGGCTTCATTAAGTCTTCTGATGACTCAGACCATACAAAATACACGACTAGTATGAGTCTACCGTCTGTGTCATTCACAGAGAGTTACGTCGTATTTAACGCACAGGCTTTTAACTCTAAGCAAAAGATCTATGAGATTGAATTTAGAGATGAAGAAGACAATCTAATCTGCGAGTATGAAGATATCGAGTTTGTTGGTGACAACTACCCAACTATGTACTCTTCCAAACCTAGAATTAACAATGGTGCCCAGTATACATGGTCTGCTGAGTACCCAAAAATCCCATCATCTGGCTGCACCCTTAGTTTCAAGACGCAAGCTTCTTGCATTGAGGACGCTGACGGCTTTGACGATGGATTCGATCAGGGATTTGAGCGATGCTCTACCCTTTACAGTCCTGAAATTAGAATCTCTGCCGTTGAAATTTGCAACAGTGGTGACTTTGGATTCAGACATGAGAACTTCTTGCCAGTTTCCGTTGGTGTTAGAGAAAAAGGAGACAGACTAACTAGGAAAATTGAACCTAGTAAAGTTTTGCCCCACAACTTCTCTACCGACGTTTGGCCAGAGGTTCAGACCATTTGGGAAAACACATACGGATATTCTAATCTTACTGAGCCCCAAGGTAGGGTTTTGGCTAATGATTTAAGTAAGCCGTATGACTATTCTAACATAACCCTTACAAGCTCTAGTGTACAAGACTCTGGAAAGCTAAACCTATTATTTGAACACAAGCCTCAAGAATTTGTATTTGGATTCAATGGTGGTGCTTTTGGATTAGGTTTTGATCATAAAGAGTTTGAAGTCGGTAGGGCATTTAAGGAAAAAGCTAGCGATGATTTCTTTGTAGTAGACGAGATCTACTTAAAGATTAGAGCTAAGAAAGAAGTTGGATCAAGAGACTATGCCCTTGACGTAGTCGGGTGGAGCGATGACAACCTATTGAACGTAACTTCTCAGGTTGGTGGATTCTTACAAAACACAACTGGAACCGGAGTTGTACCAGTTGAGTCGGGATGGAACAATTTAGACAACGAAGGAATCTCATCAGAATCACTCTCCGAGCAGGATGAATACTATGAACATGAAACGGTTCAGGGTCATGGTTCGGATCACTATAAGCTATCTCCAACTATTGTTGACTCGACTGGCTATAGAGATTACGAAGTTCCACTGGTAATAGAAGTAGACGAGTTCAAGCTTGGGCTTCAAGATAGATCGAGTGCTTCGTTCTTCGAGAAGCTTTTCCTCGATATTTATCCTCTACCTAGCGGTGCTAGTATTTCTAGTGCCGAACTATGTGTAAAATATACTCCTTCTAACGCTCTTCAATTTACAACCCTTGCTGGTGGTATTTCAAGAATTGAGCTAGATAGAAAAGAAGGAAAATTCTTCCCAACGACTAGAACTGTCAATGACTTGCCAGTGAACAGGGAGGCTACGTCCTTAATTGAAAGCGTTCCACACGGATATGAGAGTCCCGCCACCCTAAAGAGCAACTACGCTAGAAGATGGCGTGGTGTTGAGGGGATTACAAGCGGCCCATTCGATACGAATGCTTTCGACTTTGGATTTGAGAGCCATCAATTAGACTCTCCGTTCTTACTGGGGCACTTTGACTTCACTAACATTAGTGGGGACTCTGTATTCTCAAGACCAATGAACGACCTAAGTACGACTGTTGGTACTTCTGTTGGAATCTCAGCAGAGCAAAATGTAGGCTTTAGATTCAAGAGTCCTACTTTAGTAAATACAAGCAATACATATCAGTCTATTGATTGGAACGGCAAGACCGTAGACGCTTACGATAGCGTTACTAGACTTGCTAATAACATCTCATTTCCTGCACAGGACTTCTCAGAGGGCTTTGCCTTTTACTTGAGGTTCTCTCCAGATGAAAACGCAACCGGCACTCCTACCGTATTGCTCAAAGATGGAGTTTCTATTGCATTCAATCATGACACTAATCAGTTCTCTGCTACCGTTTCTGGTGGCGGATCTGTAAGCTCTAGTGCCCAGCCCGATGCGGTCTTCCCCGCTTCTGTCGTGTTCACATATAACGACGCAGGTTCAGGAAAAGCTAAGCTCTATGTTAAGTATGAAAACAAGGATATCGAGAAGTCTCAAATTCCTAGTTTCTCAAGGGTTGATACTCCTGGTCAAATTCTTGTAGCTCCAGCTAATAATCTTTATCATGAAATTGGAATCTCTGCTGGTAATGGCTCTGGCGTAAACCTAGTCGATGGCGACGAAGTTTCGCCCAACCCTATTTACAAGCAGCAAACAGTACAGAGTTTCTTAAACGCACAATCAGTTCATTGGACTGACTCTAATGGCGTATGGAGTGACGACTCCTACGTCTTGCCAAGCTATATCGACGGAGACACATTAGATTGGAACCTAGGGGCATTTAACTGGAAACAGTTCACCCCTCACGAATTCGAGATGTTCACGCAGCGTATCGGAAAAGACGCAATCAACTTTAGACTAGTTGGGGACGGAGTGCCCTATGTTAATAAGACAGACTTGCCCTTCCCGTCTACCATTGATTCTGCCGTCAGTTATCACACACAGATAGAGAATGACTTCCTTAGAATTAACCTGACAGATTCTTTTCCTAATTTTTACTCAGCCTCTCCGAGAATTGCCAAAGCTCTTCCTCGTGGCTATCACTTCGACGAGAAGTCTATTGTGGTTGACAGTATCATTAGCTACGCACAGTCTGGAGAGATTGTGTGGCCCGACGGAAACGTTGGCCCTAAGCTTATCGTATCTGTTTACACTAGAAACCAAGAAGACGAAGAGATCGGTACTCACAACTGGGGCTTGGTTAATAGAAAGTCTCACTACCTAAATCCTAACAACAGGTGGTCTAAGTTAGAGACTACTTTTGACCTAGAATCTTTGCTTGACGAAAGTGAGAAGTGGTCCGTATTCCCCGAAGAGAAGAGGCTAAGCGAGTTCAATCATAGGTACTTTTCTAAAGATGCCGACGAGATGTTCTTGCAGTATGACCTCGTGACTCCATCTGGCGACGGGTTTGAGATTAACCTAAATATCCACTCAGCTAATCTGAGAATGGAAAATGCTTTCGTTAAGCCTACACTGGTGGACCAAGCTTTGAATGTGTTTACTAGCGGAGAGTTCTACTCTTATTCGCCAATGCCTCTGTATGTTGACCCAATTGGTCTCGAAATAGAAAGCATGAATCTATACATGTCTGGAGTTCCAACTCCAGTAGACCTTGGTGCTGTTAATCTTTCTACTTCTGGTGCTTACTTTGAGACTTCTCAAATGTCAATGCACTTAGTAAACAAAGAGACAGTAGAAAACAGTGGACTACCTATTGCGACAAGTGGGAACTATCGCGTTGAAGCGGAAATGAACTTGGTTTCGTTTAATGACGACCCAGTTCTCCCTTCTGAGATGTTCCTGCCTCTCCACATGTTTGGTAGTGCCACTAATGCAGATCTTTCAAGAAGTATTTCTATGACTGCTTATAGCTCTTTATCTAGTAGCCAGGGTGCCCTAAGTGGCGTCTTGCCTATGAAGATGGTTGCTTCTCGTGGCTTCCAAGATGTATTTGCCGATAACGCTATGCCGCTATTCACAGACCCCCCTACGGAGTTTGGAGATAGTATGAACCTAGTGCTGTTTGGAAGAGAGAACGAAGGGTTGAAAACAGACTCATTCATGAACTTGTATAACAAGTGCTTCCCAGCGGTTTACTTGAATGGTAGCGGAGATTCTTATATCTCTTGGAACAACAGAAACGTTGGACGAAACACCGAAGAGATTGACGAGGGGCTATTGACTGTTCCTTCTATTGATCTTATTAGAGGTACGCAAACTATCTGTTGGGGTGATTGCTCTGCTGTAGATGACAACCCATGCGTCGAGCAAGACATCATTACTCACGATACAAATTGGGCCAACAAAGAGTGCGTTGACGGAGGCATCCTTAGACCTAGTACAACATACTCTAATTCTGAGACGCTGGCTTTTGGTGGCGTTGGTGTTAATCGTTACTTATTAGATGCTTTTGATAACTATATATTAGACTCTGCTGGAAACAAAATTATTTGTGGTCGTATAAGTGGCTATGGCGATTCTTACAAGGGTCACTTCTACGGCTCCAGAAAGTATCAGGGATTATTCCCCAACACTCCTTACACAATCACCGTCGTTGGAAAGACCGGAGACAAGAAATCTATCGCCCTTCCTCCTAAGTTTGAAGAGTGGGAATACGGTACGCTTGGAGATATTGACTTTGAAGGATTCAAGCACGTTGCAGAAGAAAGACACGATGGCGATCTTTACGGGAAGTGCGTGAAGGTTAAGGGTGAGATCATGGGAGTTGGTGCTCCAGGTCATGACTTGGGCATCTACAAAGAAGCTGGTGCCATTTTCCTTTACAGAAGACAAGAAGAGGAAGGTGGAGAAAAGAAGCCTTGGGATCTTGAGACTAAGCTTACACTTCCTTCTGGGTTTATTGGTGACTGGTACTACGACAGGGGTGGAAAGATTTCGTTCCCAGGTATCGGTACGATCCCAGAGAAGCAGTGGAACATTGGACAAGAGGGCCGAGAACTTGGTCACTCGTTTGATATCGCTGTAACTAAAGATAGAGAAGTCATTGTGGCGGGTGGCCCTGGTGCTAAGTGGGACACTAGAGGCTTTGAAGAGATTGAAACATCTGGCGTTAATGTTGCTATCATGGTGTTCAATAATGAGTTCTCATACGATCAAGACCAAATTAAAGAGATAATGGACAATATTGACATCCACAATTTCCTTTACAAGCACTTTGCAGAGCCAGCGGTAAACATTAACTTAAAGATCATCAGTTGCATTCCAACAGGAATCTTTGACCAAAGTGTATACACCGAGCCTGGAATTGAAAATCTGATTGTAGGAACTATCCCTAGGGCAATCCCTAGCAAGCCAGAAGACCCAGCGGTAACCGCTGAGATGCTTAGTGGAATTAAGAGTAGCTTCTTTGAGGCTTTCCCTTATGATGAAACACAGGTCAACAATAATATTCCTCCTATTGTTGGCTTCTACGTTGACAATAGTAGGTCTCTTGGTAGACCGGTAGTTGAGCCAGCTATCGATCAGTTCGTCAACTTCTACAAAAACTACTCATTCCAAAGTGGAGTGAGAGATTTCTATGACAATCCTGCAAGCGGATACATTTATGAGTACACTCCAACAGACGAAGACCAGGGTGAAGACTGGTTCAAGATCTCCAACAATCTTGTCAATAACTTACTCGACACTGGAAACCTATACGATGGTGGACATCACACCCTCATTACTTCTGGTATTGGCCTTGAGTTCGCTAATGAGCAAGCTATTGACTTTAACCTAAGCCCAGAAAGTGGCGGTAGAGTTTATGTTTTTGAAAAAGAGTTTGGCGATTGGAGCTTAATGCAAGAGATCAAATCTCCCGTTTCTGCACCTGACAAACTACCAGCAAGATTTGGCCACGCCGTTTCTATCAGTGACGACGCCTCTGTTTTCTCTATAGGTTCTCCTTTTATTAGAGAGTCGTGCTCGATGTATCAATTTGCAGACGGAGAGAGAAACAGGCTATACGACAACATTGGAAGATGGTTAAAGTTCAGAAATGACGCAACTGTTACTCTTGGACAGTACTACAATAGACTTGCCGAGTATCAGGAGCTTGAGGTTGCATCTGGAGTCAGAGAAGCTGGAATGTCTATCTATGCAGATCTAAGCAGAACAGATAAGTTCAAAGCTAGATCAGACTATGATTTCTGGAGAAATAACCACATTCAAGAATACAGAAAGGTTTTCAAGTATGGACTTGATGATATTGAGCGTGGACTAGAAGGCACATTCACAAAGACAATGCGTCAGAATGCCCCCAACCCTAGACTTGGTTACAGCACTGCTGTTAGCGAGGATGGTCAGACTGTGGCTTTTGGTGCCCCTACCGACAGCATTGGTCAATACGAAGATGCCGCATTCTACTTCTTACACAAGGATGGAGAGTATCTATCTGAAAGTGGAGATCCAGAGTTCCCTAGAAGCCTGTGGGCCTCTAATGTAAATGCTGGTGCCGTTAGAATGTTTGAGAAAGGTCAAGACTTTGAGCCCATCTCTGAGAGAAAGGCGCTTGAGTACAACAAATTTGGAAACTTGAGTAATACCATAAACAACACAGAAGGATACGACGACGAAGGCAATGAGACAAATAGTACTGCCATTAGTCAAAACGAATACTACGACAAGACTGACTTTGGTGATGTTTCAATTCCTAAGGATGTTGGATCTATTTTCATTATCACGCCTGAAATTGACGCTGCAAACGACGAAGTCATTGAAGAGATTAAGCAATGGATGAGTCTTGGCGATAGAAGGTTAGTATTGGTTGGAGACGACCCAGTATGGGAGAAGAATGGAGCATACGCAAAGTCTAACGAGATCATTAACAAGATTCTTGACAAGTTAGATTCTCGAATGAGACTACATCCAGCTAGAAACGAAAGAGAGGCCCTTATTGCTAATACCTCTTGTTCTGGTGAGATCGCCCCTAATGTTATCAAGTCTTACAAGCCTCAGGGTAGTAACAGTAGCAACATAGAAATTGAAAATCACTTGTTTGGATACGGCGTTGCCGACATTCGACTTCATGTTCCAGACGCACTCTTCAAAGGAGACAACTGGGGCAAGGATCATAGCGTTGTAAACAATAAGAGATATGGCAATTGCTCGTTTTATAGTCCTAAGTGTGGACCTCCTATCACCCACAACGGAGACTTGAGAGCTAGATGGATCGAAAGAGAGATTAAGTTCCCACCCGATCCAGAAGCCAAAGATCCATACACATACTGGGAGAGAAATCTTCCCTTTGAATTCTATAGTAATGGACTTCCACCAGTGAAGCCTAAAGATGCTGTTGACATCGCTAAAGACCTTAGTCTAGGCGGTCAGGGCGAGCAGCCTAGACCTCTTATGGTCGCTGCTGAGTTTACAGAGAATTACGCAATCATTCCAGCTAAGCCTGAGGTTGTTGCTAGAATTCCTATTACTGAGACTACTTGCTTTGATTCTAACAGTTCTAACACCTACTACTTGTTTGACGACAACCACGTAGACGACTTGGCTTTCTACTGGATGCAGGGTAGCGGCAATCAAAACTCCCTAGACGCTAATGTTGGAAACAATCAAAGTGAAGGACGATTTTATGATCCTCAGTCGTTTAACGAAAGGGACGCATTGCTACAGGCAGACGGAACGCTAGACATTCAGGTTACAAGAGAAGAATTGACTGAAAGATTCCAAGTTGGAGATCCTGTCAATTATGTAGCTAAAGAATCAATTTCTGGTTCTGATGTTTACTTGATTGCTGGTACTGACACTGAAAATCAAGAAGCCTTGACTACTGGCAACGACGAAAATATTTCGTTCTATGACAACCTAGTTAGAAACGCAAACTGCGACAACGCATTTATTATTCAGCTTGGAGGATGGACTGGTAGAGATTCGTTTGCTAGTGCTGGTGAAGGTTCGCTATTAGACAAGGTTTTTGAAGCGATGGGTCACAATTTGGTAGAGAATTGGGATGGTCCTATCGTTCCTGCTTCTAAGGATGTTCTTTGGATTGCTAATACAGATGGAGAGCCTACCTCTCAAGAGGTTTCCAAGATCAAAACTTGGTTAGCACTTGGCGGCAAGAAGCTTGTCATCACATATGACAAGAAAGAAGAGCAATCTTCTAAAGTTTATAGACTATGTGAAAGCCTGGGACTAGGTATGAAACCTTGGTATCTTTCAGGTGCTAATGTCTTCCCAACTACCGCAAACAGAGCTTATATCTCAAGAAAGAAACTGGACGTTCTACTAGACGAAAAAGACCAGTCTATTATTAGCTGTGATGGAGAATTCTCTGTAGAGAACTTTACAATCAACTCAACTTACTGCCCTATCGATCTAAGATCTGGCGGAAAGGCTATTGTATGGCAAGATGGAATTGTTAAAGATGAAAGACTCCAAGTAACAGAAGAGTATGAGGACGTTTGGAGTATGAACACTGGCGTTGCTAAGATTCAGTTCCCAGCCACTCCTGGTTCTGGATATAGAATCTTCTATAACTGGATTGCAGACAGGCCGGAAGAGAAGCAAAACATCGACCTGTACGCTGGAGACGTGCTTCATAAAATCTCAGACAAGACAAGGGCTGGAAATCCAGACACACTGAGCATTGAAGGAAGAGTTCCAGTTAGAGATTACGATGAAAACAGAGATCTAAAAATAGTAGATTACGCATCTACTAGAGCTATCAAGTTAGAATCGCCCTCTTTTGGTACTGCTGTATCACAGGGGTATTTGGACGTTCAAGTTCCTAGCGATAAAGACTACCTGAACTTGTTCTTCACTGGAAATAGAGATAAGATCAAGGTCAACGGCAATCAAGTGCCCACAACCTATAAACTCCTTTCTGTTTCTGGAGCCCCACTTCCTATCAACGAAGTGACAGAATACTTTACTTCGGAAAGATGTGAAACAAGAGAAATTGGATTTACGGAAGAAGTCACTCAAGAGTATGTTCCTCCTAAGACCGTTCTGCTTCCTGCTACAATTAAGCCTATCATGAACGACAACACTAGATACTGCTTGACAGATATTTCTTGTGGTGGCAAGCTTGTGGCTGACGGTCCAGTTGTTATTGCAGAAGAGCCAGAGCACTTCTCAGACGGTGCTACTGGAAACTCAAGATCTAAAATTCTACTTATCTCTGACTCGACAATCGTTAACGGTTGCTTAGAAGAGAACAGAACTGGAGAGCCTTCGCTTGTCAGTGGGGTTCCAACCGTTCCTAATAACACAATGCTCGCCAGAGTTAACTCATTCCTGAATAGTTTGACGACAACTGAGACAACTCTGGTGGGCGACAAGACAGAGCTTAACCTTGGGTACAAGTATTCTGAAAAGATTGTTTCTCCAGAGAAGGGTAGTCCAGCTATCTATTCTCTTATTCAATCTAATATGGGTGCTAAGTTCGGAGGTTTCGCTGGTGGTTCGCTAGAAGAGTTTGGTCACGAAAAAAACTATGATCAAAGCAAGACGGTTCAGAACGTTCACGAGCAGATAGACAACTTCGAGAAAGCTGAAAAAGCTGTGCTAGAAGAGTTTGGTGCGACTGTTGGTGATTTCTGCAACCCTAGGTTTACGCATGGCGGTTACACAGATTCTCCTATGAGTGGCGACCCGTTTTCTACGTTGCTTAGAGATACAGGGAAAGACTTCTTAGACTACGACTCGCAGTCTGGCTCATACCCAGGAGATTTGTTCGGCCACAGTCTTGACATTCACAACGGCAAGCTTATTGTTGGTTCTCCTTACTCGGCCTATACTGGTGAAGAGTTTTCTAGTATTAGTGGTATTTCCGGCACAGGAAAACAAGCAGAAACAGGAAACGAAGGTGGTGGCGGATCTTCTTATGTCTTTGAAAAGACAGTACAGTTTGGTTGGGAAGCCATTAAGAAGTTAAAGCCAGAAGAGGTTAGAAGCTTTGATAACTCAGATAGATTTGGGTGGAGCGTTTCTATGGATGGTGACTTTGCGGCTATTTCAGCCCCAGGCCACGACTTTGGAAACTCGGTTGAATATACCAAGGGGGCTTTCGTAAGAAAAGAATTTAGTGCTGCGTTTGACATTGGTACACGTTCTGTTTCAAGCCTAGGCCCTGGTGAGACTCCAGTTTCTAACAACATTGGTGCCATCTTTACCTTTGAAAACAGGCTGTACGATTGGTCCAATAGGGCTAAGGATTGGACCTTCGCAGAGAAGCTCGTACCTTACGGGTATGCTTCTGGTGAAGATACTTCCAGCTTCGGAAACTCTGTATCAATTTCAAGGTTTGCTAGAAGAGATAGTGACTACGCAATGAGCGTAGGATCTCATAGGCACACAAGTGGATTGGATGGATCTTACGACCAAGAGAGTGGTGCTGGTGCCTCTTACGCATACGACGCTATGCTTAGAAATCAGCCTCCAGCTACTTTTAGTGAAGAATCATGGCTCAAGGCCAGTATTTTTGGACTAAACAGAGAGCTAGACGAAGTAAACCTTGAATTAGATCAATTAGGAGCATTTAACACCAACGAAGAAGTGATTGCCAAGGGTTTGATTTATTCAGACGCTAAGGGGCAAATCTTCTTAGAAGCTTCTGGTCAAGATCCTAGAGAATTGAGCTTTATAGTACAAAGACCATACATTGAAAGGATTGAAGGAGAAATTGTTCATGGTACTCCAGTCGAGGAGTTTATGCCTTTAACTTCTTACACCGACCCGTTTGACCTTAGCGGAAGCGTCAATTTGTTTATGCTTGGCCAAGAGTCTGACATAGTGTATAATAACCTAGACCTGTTCACTTATTCCGCCTACTCCGCCGAGTCTGGAGTCAGCCTGTTAGTCAAGGGTGATGCCCCAACTTTGACAGACAATTCATTGATTCTTTACGGAGGATCTGGATACGGAGTTCTTGATACTAATTTGGACCTTAGAGTTAGAGGAAAATAATGCCGATTCTAGTAAGATATCTTAACGACCCCAATCAGAACTGCGTACTTAGGCCTGCACCTATTGTTTCAGTGTCTCCTAGTCCAAATAGGACAAAAGACGGAACCAATAGTTCTACCTATCAGATCACTCTAAAAGGGCACATTCTTGCTGACCTTGGTTTCCCTCTAGCTAGGGACACTAGAAACAATGGGCTATTTGACTACCATGACTCTGTAGGTGCTGGGCCTTATGTTCCTGCAACAGCCAATGCTGGCCCATACCTTTCTTTTGATACGGGGCAGAGTCATTCGTATTCTGTAGACACCGTTACGGGTGCGGTTACAGACAATAGGCCAGATAGACAGTACGTTCCGTATGAGTCTGCGGTTGATGCTATTCTGTTTAAGCAAAAAGTGATTAGGGCTCTTTTTTCTAAGGACGGCCAAAGGCTAGAAATTAGTGCTATTCACACTGATGAGCCTTCTATAATCTGTTATCCTAGATTTGTTAGTTGTGACTTTACAGACGGAATTTATGTTGATCGATGTGAATACACGATCACACTAGAGACAGACGTTCTATATGACAAAGATCTCAAAGTTGACCTTGATGGCAACCCTTTGTATCTTGAAGGCGTGGTTGTAGCTTCTGGAGGCATGACCGATTCAGAGATCATGGAAGCTTCTGGTCGTTTTATTGACACATATTCAGACAACTGGTCCTTAGAAGCAGAAGATGGTCTTGGAGAGTCTGCCAATTTGACAAAGAGCTATAGAATTAGTAGAAGCATTTCTGCTACTGGTAAAGACTATTGGGCTCCTACTTCTTTAGATAGAAATGGAACAGAGGGTGTAGAGAAAAGACACGCATGGGAACAAGCTAGAGACTATGTTCAGTTTAGACTTCAAGATGAGCCGTTAACCTCTGGCTATCCTAATGTTATGGGTAGGTTTGGTAGTGGTCTTATCAATTTAGTTGAAGCGTATGAAGGTTTTGACCACAAAAGAACAGAGAGTATCTCTATTACCGATGGAACATACTCAGTAACAGAAGACTGGGTTCTTGCTAGTGGTAAGGCCTATGAGAACTACAACATGTCGGTCTCCACGTCGATTGACGACCCATTTGTCAATGTCTCAATACAGGGCGAGATTAGGGGCCTAGGCTGCGTTACGCCTTCTGGGTCTCTCTATGGCGGAATGGACGACAGAGCCGCTCAGACGCCCTACCAGAGTGCCCTATCGAAGTATTACGACGTTAGTTCCAGCGGTAGGTTTGGAGTTGGCTCTGATATCTTCAAAAGGGCGAATAATTCAGTTGCCGTAGAGCTTAATGCACAGCCTCAAAGCGTTGCTTTAGCAACTAATGAGTTCGATGGTAGTATCACGTACTCCTTAGACTTCAACAATAGGCCAACAAACATTATCTCTGGAGTACTCACTGAGACAATTAACATAAGTGATACATATCCTGGCGATATTTTTGCCGTAATCCCTGTAATTGGAAGGGCAACTGGTCCAGTACTGCAAGCAATTGGCGGTAGAAGTGAATACACTAGGGATCTTAGTATTGATTTAATTATGGACTACACAGATATTCCATACGGATCAGGACGTAATTCCTTATTGCTTAAAAAGCCCAGCGTACTTGAGCCAACAAAAAGTCAGCTTAATCAGCTCGTTAAAGAGCTTAGTCCAGAGTTTGAACCTGGAGTTAGAAAGTGGTTCGTTTCTCCAATGACTGAAAGTTGGACTCCAAAAGAAGGAAGATATTCTTTTAGTATTAGCTGGACGTATGAATTATCGAAGTAATCATGATTTGTACTAAATGTAACACAGACAAACCAGCTACAGACGAATTTTTTCAAGTTCGAGCTGATACAAAGAAGTTTCGCAAACAGTGTCGTGACTGTAGAAGTCTGCACACTAAAGAGTACCACGACCAAGATAGGAAACTTGTAAACAAGAGAAACAGAGATAGCTATACAAAAAATGCTAAAGCCAGGATATCCAAGACGGTTGAGTATAAAAGAAAAAAAAGGAAAGAATGTCCTCAGTTTAGAATAGAGGATAGCCTAAGAACTAGGGTTTATCGTGCTTTGAAAGGGCTACCCAAAGTAGACAATACAAAGGTCTTAATAGGATGTTCTATGAAAGAGCTAAGACAGCACTTAGAATCACAATTTACAGAAGGTATGTCTTGGGGTAATTACGGAGATTGGCACATGGGCCATATTAAGCCCTGCTGTCAGTTTGACTTGACAAAACCAGAGCAGCAAAGGAAGTGTTTCAGCTATAAGAACTTACAGCCATTATGGGCCGCAGATAATTTAAGAAAAGGTGGAAAATAATGACCATTCTTCAAGGCCCTATTGAAAGCGGATGGGTAGTCGCATCTGGTGAAGGTAATTTTTACGATCAAAACATACAAGGTAGCGGCGGTCAAGATATAGATCTTCACGCCACTAGTGGTCAAGTGCCTAGGTTCTATTCTGGTATAAATAGACACTATCCTAGTCCAGAAACCCACGAGTCGGGTGTTCTTCACACTTATCCTGAAAATTCTGGGTCTTATGAACAGATACTAGGCAATTCTGGAGAAGTCCAGGGTATTAAAGACTCTTTTCTTTCTCCACCTAGAGACATTTCCTACAGCGAAGAGCCTTACTATGCAAATCTTGGTGTATTCTTTCCTTACATACACCACTATCCAAGGTGGGTTCCGCCTGCGACCAGTCTCTTCTCGACGATAGAAGTGCCTGTGCCGTTTAAGGTGGATTATTCTCTTACCTTTTCGCCCACAAATAGCTATAATAGATATAGCGAGAGAGACGTAGACTACGATGCCGTAGATAGTAGCGGAGACCCGATTTTTACAGACGAAGCAGGAAAACCACCAACAAGGTTTGGATAATACAGAGGTAAAATATGAGTTCAGATTTAGGATATAGCGTTAATCCAGCGTCAGGTGCTTATGGAAGTAGCTGGCCTGGGAGCGGTGCGGTTCCAGAGTCATACTCTGCCGCTGGATGGACATTGAACAACGAGGGGTTTACACAACAAACCTTCTTAGGTGGTTCTGTCAGGAATTTTTCTGCCCAGGGTGCTTTTGGGGACTCTAGTTCTATGTTAAGCGTCTCTCTTGTGGATGACGAGTTTAATACTTCTGATGGCTTCGGCCTTGGTATTGGTGACGACGTTTATCACAATGGCGTTGAAGATGAATTCAATCCGCCTCCAGTTGGGTCTCCTGTGTTCTTTAAATTTGGAAAGGGTTTTGCAACCATAGAGCAGTCTTGGAGAAAGACCTTTGACGACATCTATGACTACCACACTTTCAATCCTATTCTTGAGCTACCAACAAGAGAGGTCTCTGGCGTACTACAAGAGCTTAATCCTGGTGAATATGTAGATATAGAAAACTCGGATATCTCTGGATCTGGTGGTGATGGTCGAACTTATACGGTTGTCGACAAGTCTAGCATAACCTATGACAACCACAATGCGGTTGGTGGCGGCCACTTCGTCTTTGGCGGAATCCTGCAAAGATATAAAGAGAGTAACAACACAGACGGCAAGAATCTTTATGACACAACCGTCGTTGACCCAAGAGAAATCTTATCAAACACAACTTTGATTCTTAACAATTACTCTGATTCTACTCTTAATTGCCCAAACCTAATTAACATTTTTGGCTTTCTTGAGTACAACCCTACGACACAGCTTCGTAACAGGATGAATACGTTCTATGAGAATAGCGGAATTCTAACAAAGGAAGTTCAGTCTAATGGTACTGTTATCTATAGGGGTGGAGTTGATCCGTTTACCATGGGCTCTATTCCACAATACACAGATAGTTATGCTAGATCTGATTGGCTAGGAACTATCTTTGGTAGAATTGGACCTGGAGCCGTTAGAGATTCTATCATTGACAGATTGTTTAATACAGACGGTGATGGAAATAGAAATCTTCCTAACGAATTTCCATTCACTGGAACGTCTTATTGTCGTAGATGTGAAAAGGGCGTGCCGTTCTACAGGATTGTTCAGGGTATCAACGCACTTATGGGATTTGCTGGACCTCTTCCAGAAGAGTATGAAGTTAAGAACTTCGGAGGTAGAATTAACTTCCGAGGATTTAACTACGTTGTCGACTTTACTGGTCTGCCATCAGAGAAGATTCCTCCTATGTACTTCTTTGACTTTGACCAAATGACACTGATGGAGTTCTTGCAAGAGTTTTGTGAGACCATTAGTCATGACCTGTATGTGTCACTGCTTCCTGTTATTGACCACCCAGGCTGTGACTACTACTACAAGCAAAACAAGAGAGCAATCGAAAACAATGAGCCAGAGAACCTAATCGCTGGAATTATTCGTATTGACACTATTGATAGAAGTGTTAAACCTGAGTATGGTGCTATTGATAAGTTCATTAAGAACTTAGAAAAAGACAATATAAACGTAACGTCCAAAGAAGTTGGGTATGAATTATCCAACATCTCGACAGACAAGTTTATCGTAGGTGCTCAAGAAGTAGAAATGCACTACTTTACAACGAATGGAGATAGAGACCACCTAGAAGTCCGCAAGTCTCAAAATGGACTACCAAATAGACTACAGCAACAAATCAGTGAGCAGTGGCGCCTGTCGAATTCTTTGAAACAGCAAGTGCTGCCATTCTATGGATTTTTGGGCAAGGATGCAATCACTATTCCTCGTGGCTATGGTTCGTTTCAACAGATTATGCTCGACACAACTAGCTTGAATGCCAATGGCGTTGGGAATTACTATGTAGCTACAGAAATAGAACTACGTGCCGCGTCGGTCTCTTTTGAGGCTTGGAAAGAATTCTTGTTACAGTACAATGACCTTTATATGGAGTCTACAGAAGAAGACGACATCATCCAAGGAAGTTTACTTAGAACGTCTGATCCTAGCAATCCAGCTTTTGATATTTCTGTTCCTACTAATCTTTCTAATAACTATGCCGTCACTGTGCCTAGGTGTATTTTTAGATCAGAAAGAAACTACATGGGAGAAGATGGTCTCCCTGCTTCTCCTTGTAATCCCCCTTTCGGATACCCTTTGTATTACAAGAGGGGTTTAAAGATTGGACTACCTGAGGCTGGACTTGCTGCATTCTATAATTCTGGTAACAGGATTGTTACTAGCTTGCAGAAGTTTGAGTCCACAGGTAATAAAAACTGGAAGGAGCTTGTTAACAGCACTCTTAAAGAGTCGCTAAATGATAAGCGTCCAGGTATCTCTCTAGAAGAGAAGGCTTTCATAAAAGAAATTAAGTCTATCCTGAATAACGCAGACTCAAAAGCAGACGAGGTTATTGCCCTCATCCAAGAGAAGCTTACTAAGCACGAATCTGTATTTAAGTCTGTGCCAAGGTTGTCAGAAAAGCATACAGACAACGCCCTAAAGATTTATAACTTTGTCAAAGAGGTGGCAGATCAAAACTTAGGAAGAAAGTTCTTAGTTAAGATTCCAAAGGAAACCAACTCTTTCTATTCAAATGTTATCGGCCTAAAGTCGACGAGCAGCTTGCCCATCCCTACCGTAGCTTCTATGGCAGACGATGAGCGTGTAAACGAATTGCAATGGGGTCCGTTTGGATTTATGCCTAGGAAGATCTCTGACAACATTGGCGTACTTTACGACAGTCAGTATAATTTCCAGCTTTATCAAATGAGACTCTTCACAGAGACCCTTAATGAGAATGTCCACAAGGCCTACTTGGACCTGGGCATTGAAAATGGCGTATCTTCTCTTGTTGGAAATTATTTAGATGGTGCTTCGTTTGTATTTGATAGACGGTACGGAGCCTTGCAGTCTGACTACAACGGAGTAAACGACAAACACGAGTTTAACTATAGACCTGAGCCACAAGGTGGTTTCTACGAATTCGGCTTGTTTAACAATCTACTAACAGATGAGCACCATAGGCTAATTCCAGACACGTCGAAGTTGCCCCTTGGCATTCAGCAGGCTCTTATGCCTAGAGACTTGACCAACTTCTTAACGGAGCAAAATAGAGTCACTTGTTACGCAAGGTTTGACAATAGTCAGTTCTTGAACTTTAGCAAGATGCCAGAAGGTTCAATAGCTCAACAAGCAGTAACTAGAGAGGGGTATATTATCCCAGATGTTACCAATCAGCTTGAGAACATGGAAGAAGACCAAATGTCTGACTTTCCTAATGAAGAATATACAGAAGAGGGCTCCCCAGATAGAACCAAATTTGTTGCTTTTGTTAAGTGTGAGCTTGATGAAAGATTCTACATGCCCCCAAGAGTCAATTACAACGTTAGAACAGAAGTTTTTGCCAGAGAAGTAGATGACATTGGAAAGATTACTCCACCTAGTCAAATTTGGAGTGAATCAAAAGGCAAGTTCGTAGACTCATATCCAATCTACAAGTCGCACTTTATCCCTTCTAGCGGAGATGGCACACCCGATAATCGAGGAGGGGTAGACGGAACAGACGTATTAGAAGAAGACTTCATGAGATACTGGGACATCTTGCAAAGCGGAGAGTTGGTAAACACCGCCCCTGCTAACCAAGACTCTAACCACGTGTATGCCCTTATTACTTTACCTGCCCAAATCCAAAGTACAATTGATTCAAGAATGAAAGATGGCCCATTTCAAACTTATCAAGCTGGTGCCATTAAGCACTTCTTGGCTATGGATACAGTCAAGGGTGTAAATGGACTAGAGAAGCCAGCTATTAAAGGCAAGTCCCCAAATTTCCTTCCTGGTGATACAGACATAATTAACGTAGAAGGTGATTTCACTTCTAATACTGATCCTATGGCAAACGCATTCAACGCACATAGAGCGGCCCTGAAAAGTCTATCTGCTAATTCGTTGTCTGTTCTTAACATGACTAATCCATCTCCTGTTTATCCAGACTTAGTCGCTATTCCTTTGATGTCTCAAGAGAGGTGTTACGGCCCTTGGTTGTCTTCTCAAGTAGAGTCTGATAGTAGAACATACGCTGAGATCCCAGGTAAGGTGGACTTTATCAAGGATGAAAACTTAGCACCATGGAACTACGCTGGTTATCAACTGATGGACGAAGCTGGTAAGCTACAAGCGCAGTTCTCAAATAGCCTACAGTTATTCACAGAGAATGGTAGTTTAAGTTATGAAGGATTACCATCTGGTAACACTCTTTGTAGTTCGCTTATTGAAGGTGGCCCATTGGTTACTAATATCGACGTGTCTATTGGTGCTTCTGATGGAGTCAATACTAACTACTCAATGAACATTTATACGCCAAGGTTTGGTAGACTTCAAAAACAAAGACAAGACTTGATTTCTCAGATTTCAAGACAAAGACAACAGATCACAGACGAAAGAAATGCTCTTATCAGAAAGGGCATGGGCAAGGCTCAGAAGTCTGTTAACTATGCCGTTATGAAGCAAAGCCTAGATTCTATCAATGGTGCTTCAAGGTTTGCAGACTCTTGGGCAGAGAGGGTGCAAAGGGGAGAAGACCTTGGAATTACAGAGGTTGCAGCACTAGAAGAGACAACTACTACACATGTAGGCGAAGACGGAAAATCTGGACAAAAGAAAAGAACCGGATTTAGTGACACCAGTAGACCATCCGTAGCCACAAGGGCTGCTATAGACAAGGCCCCAACGGAAGCAGACAAGAGAAACGTGAAGGCAAACTCAGCAACTAGGGCTCCAAGTCCTCCTGCTAGTAGATCAGTTCACCCGTCTCTTCCTGCTGGAAAGCCAGTTAACACTCACTTTGAAGTTTAGGATATTATGGACCATACAATTCAAACAAACGACCCAATTATGAAGTTGGTCGGTATGCAGATTTTTGATCTGGATACCCTGGAAGATTTTGCTAAGAGTCATCAAACTGGTGCTCAATTTGCCCCTTATATTACAATAGACCCATTAGGTGCCACTTGCACGCCTGGAGAGTTGTATGGTGGTGTCTTGACTGGCGTTGCGGAGATTATGAGATGGGATGATGACGATAGAGCATACGAAACAACTGCCCTAAATACCTACCCCGTCGTAGACGAAGCTGTTAAGCCTGAGGCTGAATGGGCTTCTATTGCTAACGACTTAGTACTTAGAGAGAAGTATAGACACGAAAGCGATTCCGAAGATTACTTTAGTGATTACAGTTTTAACTTAGACCAAGCCGAAGACCTGGTGGGAGATATCAAGAATAGTTGCTCAGGCGATGCCGTTTGGCACCCAGAGTTATACTACGTTGTGGGCGGAAGGTTTGTGCAGAAGTTTGCCCCAAGGCTTTCAATTTCCCTGTTTGATTCTTCTAAGAGTCCTATGGCTCAAGAGATTGCGACTTACGCACCCTTCATCGCAGATATCCCTAGAACCAAGGGGGGTTTGAAGTATGGAGCTAGAGAAACAGAAAAAAGAGAAGACAAAGACGGCATCGCTAGTTACAGGCCTGTTATAGAGGGTGGGCGTGCAAATCCAGACAACCTTCGTGCTGGTGAACTAGACGTTACATACAACAGAACAATAGGAAAGTTCGAGGCTGGTACTAGACAGGTTCTCGTAAGACTTACAACAGATATTCTGAGTGTTAATTCTCCTGGGTTCGATCCTGATACCGTACACTCCCTAGATCACGACCAAGTATACAAGAAAGACGCTCCGTTTAACCAAATTGGAGACTGGGATAAGGGGTCAAGTATTGGTAGTGGAATTCCCGTCAACATCCAAAAGGGAAACCCATACCTGTTCGGCCCTAACTACGTTAACAGATACGGCAAGGATGACGAGTATCGAAAAGAAGAGATTAGGATCACTAACAGAACGCCGAGAAACTTTCAAGCAAATCAGCTTGTAATGTGTAGCTTCTTAGACGGCGAGTGGATTCCACAAGACCTGGGACAAGATGGTGGCATTGCCGCTAAGTTTAGCGTTCAGAGATGGCAGTTTCAAAAGCTTGTCGCTGGTGCTGACGATTTCTTTAGAGACGGGAGGTACTTAAATCCGTCTGCCCCAGACTACACTAAGCAAAGAATTGATCCTCAAAGCTATGAGATCATGATGCGTAATAGATTCTACCTAGGCCTAAAGAACTACTTGGGCGGGAGCACTTCTCCCGTTCCAGATGGTAACCATCCAGTGGACTTTTTAACAGACTTAGATCCGCAGGTATTTGGTGCCCTTGGGTATATGAACCTGGGCAATAATGACGATGCAGTACTAGATAGTGAAGACCCTAAGAACTGGGACTTCATTCCTTCTAATCGCTACATTCAAGTCACAGCGTTTGACCAAATGGGCAACTTCGCTGGCGGAAGGAACAAGGCAAACGTAATCGCTAGAACTAACGCTATCGCCCCTATAGACACCACCAAGGAAGACTCCGATCCATTCGCTCCTTATGAAATGATGGAGTACTGGGGGCCTACTTTCCCTCGTGGTTTTAACTCCGAAGATGTGCAAGGGCTTTCTAGCGTAAGAAAAAACGTAACACTTAGACCAATGCCCGACTATGGCTCCCACTCTACCAATGACTTCTTCTTTCAAGAGACAGAGTTTGAATATGTGGCTACAACTGGAGAGCCTGCACTAGTAGACAATTTGCCCGATAGGAATGTTTCAATTTCCTACGCTGGTAAGGGTATGTTTTTCAACAGTAGAGACAAGACGGCCCTCAACCTGCCAGCAGAAGTGGGTACAAACGGCCCACCTAATCAGGATAGATGTTCTCCAATCGAGAATCTTTCTGCTTTAGATGACACCGCTAATGAATCGCAAAATCTAGTAGACGCATTCGAGCTTGCTACTAGAAGAGATTATGCAACCGGAGAGCAAACTAGGTTTAATTGGTTGTACAGACATGACGAAGACGATCCAGTTGGTGGCGTAACGACACCCGTGTATGGTTTTAGACCTAATAGCCCCAATTCAATTGATTTTTATCCTTTAGCTGCCGAAGTTGTTTCGTCAACTGACTACAATCGTGGTGGAACAAGTCCAGAGCCGGGTGTCTCTCTTGAGTATGGTATGCTGCCCTTGATGGCTAGAAATACAGAAATTAGGAATGCCGTCTGGCATAAGGACTTTATTACCAACGGAGTAGACCACCTTCTAGGTTCTGACCACCTGTTTATTAGAAATCTCCATGTAAGAAAACGAGACTTCGTTCAGTACTCCTATAATGGGTTTGCTAGTGCTTCAGACCCTTCTAAGAAGAACTACACCCTTCCTTACTTTGGTTACGTTGAGAAGAGGTCTACTGGAGACAATAAGATCTCTCTACCAGCCATTTGGCCAGACGAGCAAGATGAAAACGCCAGTTGTGTTGGTGTTATCGCTTCTAGGTGCCGAATTTTCTTTAGGGGTGACGGTTTGAAGTTCAACTTAGATCAACAGTTTGGCTTACAGACTGACACTAGATCTACTTTAGGCACTGCTGGTAGTTTTACTGCCATCGGCAACATATTCTCTGCTTCCACGCAGGGTACGCAGTCTAGCTCTAATAGTTATCCAAGATGGGGAGGATTAAGCGATGAGCCCAATAGGTTCAAAACAACAGCCCTTCACATGAAGATGTTTGACGCTTGGCCAGAAGACCAGACCATTTATGACGCTAGATACTTCTCTGTGTTTCATTTTAACCCAGGTTCTTTATTAAGTAGGCCAGACCAAGCGGAAGAAGAGATTACGGTCCCTGGCGTTGCTCCATTCAAGCCTGACGTTTTAACGGAATCTGTTGACTTTAGGGTTCCTACTTATCCAGACAACACTCCAGCTAAGCCTGGGGATGTAATTGATGGGGATGTCATTTTGGCAGACGAAGAAAACTGGAGAGTTAACACAATGAGAAGGGGTATGATGCTTTCAGACGGAGGCTTTAGGTACTACAAAACCTCTTGTGGCGTCAAAGAGTCTTCTATCATCGATGGAGGCACCGGCTATGAGGATCAAGAGATATTAGAAGTCTCTGGTGGCTCTGGAAAAGACGCGACTGTCAAGATTTCAGTAGATGCTTCTGGTACTATTGTCAGCATGGTAGCTGAAAATAGAGGAGAAGGCTATATTCCAAGTGATTTTGGAGATCCCTCAGACCCTACAACCTCTAAACTTAGCTTAGTAGGTGGAAAGGGCACTGGATCTGACGTAAAGATTACAAAGGGCATAATGCACAGGGTAGAATACCTAGATGAAGGCCCAAAGAACAGATCTCAAGGCTATATTCGATTAACGGATGGAAATGGAGACGGTAGAGGAAACACTGGGAAAGGCTTCGTAGAAGGACCAAGAGAACAATTCTTAACCATTGAAGAGCAAAACGATACAGGTGAGTACGATATGTTCTTCTATTTTCACAACGACATTACTCATACAGTCCATGATGGTGGTGGTAGAATGCTCATTGAGCCCCAAAGGGTTTCAATGGAGATTACCGCCCTTTAGTGTATAATAACACAGAACAACATACAGGAGAAACAAAATGGCAGATATCAAATTTTATGCAACAGAACAGAACGCAGCCAACGTAGGTGGCGTACTAATCACACACGAAGAAGGTTCTGGACTTGGCTTCTATGGTAATGGATACGGTGTTTCCGTCCCCATTGGTGGAACTCAAGACAGCACTTGGTTAACTAACTCAGATGGGACAGCTAGCGAGAGGGTTCGCCTTCAAAACACTAAGGCTGTAGACTTTGTAAATAAGGACAAAGTAGCCATCAACGGACAAGCTCCTGTAGGCCTCGATAAGCTCACTAACGGCCAGTGCCCACTAAACATCAGGTTTGAGCACGACGAGGCTGTACGGGTGCAAAACTGCAAGCTGAGAGTGTTTGACAGGAACAACATCGCCAATCAGGCCAGTGGCGTCACTACTTATGTTTACGAAGCTCGACACCCAGCATCAGATGAGAACGCGGGAGTCCTAGACCAAGCAGGTAGAGACGCTTTGACTTGGTATGAATTCGATCCAGTTGACGACATGTCAGACATGCCCTTAACTTCGTCTCCAGGCGTTAGCGGTGTTAATACCACATCAGACGACGACTATGACTTCACTGGTCCCCAGGGACAACAAGTGCTTTCGTTCCAAGGACTTAGCCATACAAGCCTAAGACACGACTGGTATGTGGGACTTAGTTCTCAGCCTGACAGCATTGG